TATGTGTTTGCATGGTAGTCCTCTCATTGCAAAGTCTACACAATCACAGTTCCTTAAGCTAACAGTATATGTACCTCTTGAGCCACAAATAGTTCCACATTCCATGTCCTTTGAAACATCAGCGTCTTTCTTTTTTATTTCGGTTGCCTTTACAATTCGCTTGATCTGTTCAATATCAGAGTGTATATCGGCATTCCACCCGCCGAAGTCGTTGATTTTCATTTTTATGCTTCCTTTCAACGTAAATAAAATTGCATTGCTATAACAAATAATGATATTTTGTAACAAAATTAATGCTATTCGACAAAAAATGTGCTATAATCATATCAGCATTACCGGTAGTGACTATTTGAAAGGAGAACCCAAAAATGTCTGAGAACACCAATAGCCCTGCCGAATCAGGCTGCGAACGTGAATTGACCGAGCTGGAGAAATCCATCGTCAGCGATTTCAAACAGCTTAACGAGGAAAACCAGTTAGCTGTCATAGACTTCATTTTATCGCTCCTGAAGTAATCTGATATTTGACCCGCTGCTTTTTGGCAGCGGGTTATTTTTTTTGCTGATTAGCAAGAATTCCTCTGATTTGTGCGAGAACTAGCTCCTGTTGTTCGTGAGTGAGTTGCTTAATCAAGTTTATTAATGCACGTTCCGTTTCTGATTCTGAACTGGTGTATGCTTTTGGATTATCTGTATTTCCTAACAAATAATCAGCCGAAACATTGAAATATTCTGCTATAACCTGGACTTTTTCTGTTGATGGTTGAACTCCTTGTTTCCATTGGGATATTGTTCCAGAGGCTATCCCAATTTTTTTTCCAACAGGGTTTGGTTTAGTACCCGCTTTTACGCATAAGTCAAAAAATCTATCCCAGAACATATTATCCTCCTTGTGAAATGCAGATTGACAATCTCATTAAAATGAGATATAATATATTTATCACGGAATTTCCCGTGAACTACTTATAGCCGTAATTGGCAGAATGGAGAAGTAAATTATGAACACTAAAGCCCAAATCGACGAATCTGTTAAGTCTTCAATCAACGAGATTATTAAAAATCTCTCAAGCAAAGTTGATGAAAAGACAAAAGAAGATTCTTGTGATCCTGAAACCCTTGTATTGTACACCAAAGCGCTTATGAACAGTCTTTGCGCAGCTCAGAGGTTTGACTTTGTCACTGGAAAGTACGGTGAAATTATCGACATAGATACAGAGCGTATGCTTAAGCGAACAGTTGGTAATATAACGGAGTTAGTTCTCAAAACTTGTGTGAGCAACCAGAACGTTGATGATCTGCTGAACTTTATTAGACTGCTGGACTTAACCATGCTGGCCTGGAAAAGACTCTACAGCTTTGGAGAATACAATCCCTATGCTTGATTGTTAATCCGGTATTTTGTTCCAGTCTCCCAAGTCATGTGGAAGAATATTTGATTTTGAGTCTTTGAGATAATCAATAGCGTCAATGCCACTAGTCTGAGTATAAACATCATCGGCTGCTGCTTCGGGAGTAGGATAGAACCCTCCACATTCATCGCCCAGCCATAAAGCATATTTTTTCACATTGCAATCAAACTTGATTTCAATCTTTCCAATAGGACTATCGTAAATCCACATAATTTTCCTCCTAGCCGCCCTTCGGGGTGGTTTTTTGTTGTTTTTCAACAAAAAATGCAGTGCTAATTTGTTATTGTCTACAAACATCTCACTTTAATGAGATTTATTCTTGACAATCTCATTAAAGTGAGATATAATATAAGCAAGGTTAAAGAACTTAACCACATTATAACACATAGGATAGGTTATGTCAATAGATGTAAGCTGTAAATTGCACAAGAGACAAGGTGGTGAGAAAATGACAATTACAATGAGCGGCAAAACAATAGGCGAAAACATCAAGCTGGCGAGAATGCAGGCGGGTATCAGCCGGGCTAAGCTCGCCGAGGAACTCTGTGTTTCGGAGGTCATGGTGTACAAGTATGAGACTGATTCAGCAAACGTACACCCGCGCAAGCTTAAGAAGATTGCAGAGGTCTGCGGTGTGTCGGTCGAGGAGCTTACGGCGATAGGCGCTTGATTGCAAGAAAATTGCCCTAAGATTCGAAGGACTTAGGGCATAAGAGAGGGAGGTGACACATTATGGTGAAACGTGGCGGCTTAGAACTGGCGATGCCAGAAGCCGTGTGGGAACACATGTTTAAGGAACCTGAGGAGCAGAAAAAAGCCGAAACAATACTTCAGACTTTGGACGGAATGAGCATTGCTTCGGCAAAGGAACTGCTCACCAAGTGCGAGCAGTGTTTAGGAACGCTGATTATCCGTTCCTGCGAATGTCCGCAAGTTCCTCAGAAATGAGCTCCTGAGTTTCCACGAAGAAGTGGGTGAACTCTCTAGGGCTGTAAAAGCTCTTGTTACATTTTTGTATGTACAGCAGCGCAAGTTTTTCAGCAAGTTCATCTAAATCTTCATCCGTGAAGTGAAGGTCATTAATACCCATTATCATTTCTCCTTTCGTATTATTTCAGCTCGGCAAAGCTGATAAGCTAATTATAACACGAAACAAGGGAAATTACAAGGAGGTGAACCTAACATGTTTACAAACAGAACCCCCGACGGCAGAAACAACATCTGCGGCATAAAGGTCAAGGAGCTCCGCAAGGGATTAAGAATCTCGCAGCGTGAGCTTTCCGACAGACTTATCGTTAACGGTCTGGACATCGACAAGAACGCTGTACAGCGTATCGAGTCCGGGCAGAGATTTGTAACGGATATCGAGATAATCTACCTTGCAAAGGTGCTCGACGTTACCGTTGAAGAACTTATCAGGAGGTAAAACCAGTGCTGACAACATCAGAGCTGAACAACAAGCTCAATGAGCTTACCATCGAATACCGCAAGGTAGTCGATACCGGAAACGCGACCGAGATCCTGCGCTGGGTGCTTTCAACAGCCGAATTCATCAGAGAGATGTATGAGGAAGCAATATCAGCAAAGGGAATGACGGAGAATGAGCGCGAGGCATTTACACTCGCGAACTGCGCAAGCGATCTCAACCGTAAAACAATAAAGGCGCTACTAATAAACCGCCTTTCAAAGGAGGCAGCACAGAAATGAACAAGAAAGAGGACAAGATACTCGCACTTAATGCTTTAGTGAAAGCGCTGATATGTACAAAGGCGGGCTGCGATGTTGAGAAAATAGAAGTTGCCGATAATGGTGACACAGCGGTGATTTATTTCATCGATGGCGGTTCCAAGAGAGTAAATATTGCGCTTGATAGTGCAATTGCGGCAATTGTTGATGTTTGCAAGGCGTTGATGTGAACGGCAAGCAAGTGAACAAGCCCCAATGTCATACAATGAACGGAGGTGATTATCATGGCACGACCGACCCCGAAAGAAATACTGGAACTCAAGCCGCATATCGTCGAGCACGTCTACAATGAGAACGGAAAAGAGATCGGGTGGATAGCAGACAACTTCGTTGTTCAGACGCAGAAAGAGGTTGATGATATCCTCAAGGAACTCGGCAAAATCTGGGGCGATTCGTGCGATCGCAAAGCCCGCGAAAAGCAGCTTGCCTCAAAGCCCTGACATTACGGCAAGCCATAAGAAAGGAGAAATTATGCCTAACTATTTTGGAAAGCAAAGGCTCGTCCGAATCCTTTACAATTATCTGGAGTGGACAGCTCCGGAGAAACTCGCAGAACTTAAGCGCGAACTCAAAGAAGCAGGCGAATACAGAAAGTACGAAATCAAGTACACGAAGCGCCGGGGCGACGAGTGGCTCAAGGCCCATATTTACTTCGGTGACATCGAATATCGCTTTGAGATGTATGCTTGGGGTAAAGAATCCAAGCGCGTTATCCTCCGCGAAAAGAAGGTCATTGGCGACTACGACGACGAGAGCATTACGCAAACTTTTGCCGGAACCGCCCACTATGACGAGAACTTTAACCCGGTGGATACAGACACATCACATTGCAGTGATTTGCTGGCTTTGCAATCGATTGCAAAAGTCGGACAAGCCTCGTAGCAGCATAAGGACGGTGAACAAGATGAGGAATAATAAAAGGCGTACAAGAGCCGAAACAGTGCTTAAGTACGCAATAATCACGATGTGCGGATTGATCCTCTTCACGCTGGCGAACGATTCCGCAAATGCCGAACGCATATCCAGCAGCGTGGGTGGCGAGGCGGTGTTCGTTCTTCTGCCGGTGCTGTGGTGGGTCATTGAAAGAACAATAAAGGATTCGGTTGCGGAAGCCAGAAAAGCCAAGCGCAACAGAAAAGAGAGGACATGGCGATGAGCAAGAAAACGCTGCATAATGTGTGGCTCATACAGGACAAGGTTCCAATTGATGAGTTGGCGGACAATGTTCCGGTCGATGATTCTGATGACTCTGAGATAAAACCCAAGTATTTTGCTGGACTGGCAATAAGCGAAGTCACCGGGAACCAGGTTTCAAGGTTTGAACCGCTGTCCGCTGCTACTAAAGTATATAAGAATGAGAAAGGTGCGAAAATAGGTGCACGCATGGCGGACAAGTACTATGAAAGTCCGTTCATTACCCCGGTGTTCGTTGAGTACGCGGAGTTTGATGTGCCGGAAGAACCGCCGAAGTCCTCACCCCCTGCTCCGAAGGAGACGCCGGCGCGTACTCCTTTGTCGGCTGTCCCTGAAAGCGAACTTGGTGGTTGGATTGCGCTGGACAAGCTTTGTGGCAACTATCCGCTGATGCTGCGGAAAAAGGTCGGCACCATTTTTCGTTTTGCAATCGCTTTCAACGAAAAGGATATCCGTTACTTGCCTGCCGAAGAAATCTTCGCCTGGACGCGGTACTTTGAGGAATGCACCAGCTTCGTGGTCGGCAGGATCCGCAACCGCCGCATAGCCGAGGGCAAGGACCCGGACGGCGCTGATGACTGGAAGAAAGGCAGCGGTACATAATGGCAACACAGATATGCCCTATATGCAAGAAGGGCGAAGACCATGAAGTTGGTTCATGGGTAAGATGTCCGCGATTTGCAGCGCCTGTATGCATGGAGCACTGCAACGAGTGCAGGTTTTTCAGCGGATACGAAACATCGGTAGTTCACTGCTACTTCGGCAGCAAGGACGAGCCGAACACAAAAAAATAAAGCCTTGAGCAAAGACTCAAGGCTGAAACAAAACAGGGAAATGAATTAAAAATATCCTACTTAAATTATACATCATTTCCCTTTAAAAGTCAATAGGGAGTTTTCAAAAAAAGCGGCGGTAGAGCCGCTTTGACGGCCTTGTAATGAGTATTAACTTTTCGGACATTTTGTTCTTCAAGCGGAAAACTCCCTCGACAGTCAGGGGGAATGATAGTGAGACGGAATTTTATCCGGGAAAAGGCATTCGACGCTCGGAACAGTCGATACAAAGAGGTGGAGCTTTTCGAGTATTCGGAGGAGGAGCAGGAAGCAGTAAGGCAGAGGAGGAAAACACGCACCAGGGCTTCTCCTCCTAAAATCAAGAGCCTTAATGATAAGAACAGCAGAAAGCACTTCCGATGGCTCTTGTTCAACAACTTTGTCGAGGGTGATTATCTTGTTTCACTGACCTTTGACAACGAGCACATACAAAAGAGCATTCCTGAACGTAAGAGGGAATTTACCAATTACATAAAGTGCTTAAGGCGTTTATATGTTAAGAACGGTCTTGAATTAAGATACCTATACGTGATTGAAGGCGTGAACGACGAAGCACGCTTCCATTATCACCTGGTTATCAATAGCGGGAACGGTAAAGTTATAAGAGATGAGGTTGAGCGGCTGTGGAAGTGTGGCGAACATACGAACAGCAAGCGTTTGCAGCTAGACAGTGATGGTACCTTTACCTCTCTTGCAGTCTACTTGATGAAGTCCAAGGATACAAAGAAGAAATGGGAACGCAGCTGGAATGGTTCGCATAACCTCAAACGTCCGGAAATCACCACCGATGACAACAAGGTATCAAGAAGGACCATGCGGAAGATCCAAGACGCTGCACGAAACGACGAGGTCAGAGCAATCATGAGCAAGGTGTATCCGAAGTTTAAGATCATCGATTATGAGATAGGTCAGAACCCCGTGACAGGTCGGGATTATGCAAGGTTCAGAATGATCAGGCTCGAGTAGAGCCAGATACAAGCGAACTCAGCAGTAATGCGGGTTCAGGCAACAAAACAGGTCAATTACCCCGGACATGAGCGGCGCAAAGCCCAAAAAGCCGCGCGAAATCAATCGGGGTGCTATATAGGAGGAATTTTATGAACAGCGAAACACTTAAGCAGCTCGGAGAACCGAGCAACGATATGGAGCGTGAGATATTTGAGTATCTCACTGCTTGCAGTGACCCAGAACTTGATACGCGAATCCTTGAAAAGAAACTCAGCTTAGAGGGGTGTCTGGAGTTTTGCTTCAAGAAAGGCAAGGCTAATGAGGTCAAGGTCAAGAATTACGGTATATCCAAGATATCAGAAGAGCAGCATTGGAAGTGGGTTCGTGGATATTTCGGCATAAAAGAAGAAAGTGTGTCAGCAGGAAAGCCGCTGCCGATCCCTGTGCAGATGAGCGCAAAGAAACCTGTCATCAGCTTTGATGACCTTCTTTAAGGTGGTGCTGGTATGATAGCATACAAGGAACTGTCGGGAACAATGTTCACCGAGAACATCACCTTCAAAATGAAAGCATCAAAGTCAAGATATAGCAGGAACTATGAATCAACAGGTGTGTATACTGCTAAAACGGTATTCACTAAAAAGCATACTTGCGTCTTATCCGTATGCCTCTATTTGCCCACTGAAAAAGAAAACGAATGGACGTTGGGAGAGAGGCATTTTCTTACCGAGAACGGGGAAATGGCAAGCGAGGCGTACCTCGGTGATGGCGCATTCAAGCGTGGTGAGTTCAAGATAGGCAATGGAAATGTTTCGACACGATGGGGCTACGATTGGTATTGCAGTTTTTCATGGACTTTACGGAGCGGTTTCGCAGACGCATATGCGTTTCCATATGGTGATGCAGATAAGACAATAGGAGATTTCCTGAAACGGTTTGACGCTTTTGCAGGATATGATGTACATAATTCCGACTTCAATCCAAAAAGTATGTTAAGCTGGTTAGCGGATTATCAGGTTGATTTCTTCAACGATAAAATCAAGAAAGCCACACTGCGCCGCAATGCTAGGGTTAGGGATCTCATGTATCCATATTCTGACACCCCCGAGGATATGAAGAAATGGATATTTACCGAGCGGCTCAAATTAGCTCCGTGGTTTTACAGCTACTCCCACAAGCATACTCAGAAGGGCAAGTGCTCTGTATGCAAGAACGAATCGCAATTGGACGGAGTTAGGGATTACGCCAAAAGAATATGTCCTGTGTGCGGAGCAGAAATTCAGTGTATTAATATACGCGCAAAACGTTATACAGCATATTGCGCCAGTAAGATAGACTGGGCGAAAAGCTGTGACACCGTATATCATCAGATATTATCGGATGGCAAGTTTCTTAGCCGGTACTTCTTTTCTATAACACGCTATGAGTATGACATTAATACAGGCGAAATAAACAGAAAAGATGAATTAACCGAATACCGCCGTGATTTTTGGGAAATTGTTCGTGAACAGCAAATTGCAGCGCTTGACTCGGTTTACGAAAAGAGAGCTGAATGGGAGAAAGTTAGTCGGAGATCTATTCGGTATGTTAAGCTCGGAGCATGCTGGCCGGGAAATCTCGTTGAACTGGTACACGCAACTGGGATACCAACTATACAGAACATGGACATTGCACCTCTCTGTGCAAAGTGGAACAGGCACATCATAGAATTGCTGAATGGCTTGAAAACGGCTCCCGTTGTAGAAAACCTTGGTAAAGAGGGTTTACATAGTCTTGCAGAGTCAATTATTTATGGTTATGGCGCTGCCGATGGGCTTGGAGTATGCTCTTCAAACAAGCCGTATAAATACCTCGGCGTGAGCAAAACAATTCTTCCTTTTTTCGCTGAAATTGATGTTTCTGTTTTTCAGGTAAAAGTGTGGAGAGAACTTGGGCTGACGGAAAAAGACATTAAGGCATTTTGTAAGCTTTGTAACGAATGTGCTGAGCATTTAAGCGAGGTTTCAAAGATTATGCTTAAATATCGGTTACCCATTGTTCGTCTTAGCAACTATCTTGAAAAGCAGCGGACAAAAATGCAGCGTAAATCCGGTGTAGGTATTTTCTTCATAGATTATGTCGTGGCAGCGGAGAAACTTGGATTTGACCTTATTGGCAATCGCGAATTATTCTTTCCGCAGGACATAAAGAAGGAGCATGACAGGTGCAATGACTTGGTGTTCATTAAGGAATCTACGGTTCAGAATGAACATTTGCAGAGAAGAACGAAACTGCTTGAGCGGCTTTCATACAAGGATAAGAAGTTTATTATTCGACCGCTGAGGACAATACAGGACTTTGTCAACGAAAGCAATAAGCTGGATCATTGCGTAAAGACTTATACCAAGCGGTGTGTTGAAGGAACTGCAAACATTTTCGGGCTTAGGAAAATTGATGAACCAGACGAGCCGTACTTTACTGTAAACATAAGCAGCGACGGTAGGCTCATTGAAAATCACGGTCTTCACAACGTCTTGCCGACTTCAGAGGTCAAAGCCTTTGTTGATAAGTGGCTTAAGGTTGTAACTAAACGGTTGGAAAAGGAACCGATTGATGCATCCGAGAAGGAAGAAACCACACAGAATATACGAATAGGAGCGTAACACATGAAAACATGCCAGTATTACAAGGGCACCGAGCAAGTCGGTGCTGATTCGACAAGGATCCTCTGCTCATACATGGCGAGCGGCGGAAAAGTTTTCAAAAACAATGACCCGGAAAGTGCGGCTCTGATACAGTGCTGCTGGCACGCTGAGAAAGCGGAAAAGGAGTGTCCGCTTTGGAACGTTGAAACGGCGGACACCATTCTGGACAAGCCGGATGCAGTTCCGAATGACGAGGACGAAGATGTTGACGGGATCGAATTCAACGAAGGTGAAAAGCTTCAGATGTTTGCGGACGGATTCCGCAAGATGAGCAAGATGTGCCCCTACTACTCCAGCGAACTTGGCAAGGTCGAGGTGAACTCTTTCGGCGCTATGGAATTCGAATGTGACCTCACCAAGATGATATTCGCCGAGGAGAGCAAGGCAGGAGAATGGCTTGAAAAGTGCTGTTCGGCACCGGAAAATTGCAATCACTACCGTAAGGCTAAAGAAGAGGAGGGACAGCCAGTGGAACAGCAGACATTCACGACGGAAATTACTGAAAAGACAGATACAATGCCAACTGAACGTCAGAACAGAGCGGCGCAGCTTACGCAGCGAATCATTGCCAACGGCAAGATAGCCGCAAGCTCCATGATAGAGATGGGGCGTGATCTTAAGACGGTCCGCGACGAGCGGCTCTTCACCGAGATGGGATATGAGAATTTCGAAGAGTACTGCGAAAAGAAGATAGGCATAGGCAAGCGCCATGGCTATAACTTCATACAGATTTACGAGAAATTTGGCGAGGAAAAGCTGGGACAGCTTCAGCAGCTCGGTATTACCAAGCTGCTTGAAATTGCAAAGCTGGACGATGAGGACGCCGACGACCTTATGCAGCACAACGATGTGAATGCTCTATCAGTACGCGAACTCAGCGCAAAGGTGGACGAATACCGCAACAAATTCGAGCAGTTGACCTTACAGCTTGAGGAAGAAAAGAGCAAGAATGCCGAAAGCTCCTCACTTGAATCGCAGGTTGAAGAACTGAGAAAGCAACTCGAGGCGGCACATCAGGCCAACGAGGACATGGAGTCCGGCGCACTTAATGCGGAAAAGCGCTTTGAGGAGCAGAAAGCCGCCCTACTTAAGGAAAAAGAAGTGCTTTCAGAACAGATCAGGGAGCTTGAAAGTCGACCGACTGAAAAGGCAGAAATTTCCGAGGAAGAACGGAACGCACTCATTCAGCAAGGTCGCGATGAAATGTGCAAGAAAAAGGATGAGGACTGGAGTAACGCCGTTGAACTTGCGAAAAAGACCGTAACGCGCGAAACCACGAAGAAATTCACTGAAGAAATCAACAGTCTCAAGACTCTGAATGACGAACTGCGCAAAGTTGCTGACGGTGCCAAGGAGTCCACGAAGAAGTACAAGGATGAGGTTGAAAAGCTGAAAGTCGAAAACGCTGCTTTGCAATCAAATGCACAGGTGGTTGAAGTTCCTGCTCCTGCTCCGACGAGCGGCGCACGGGATAAGGTAAAGTTCTACTTTAAGCAGATAGAATCGGCATTCACCGCCGTGACACAGGCTGTTTCCGAGGCTGACGCCGAAGAACGCACCGAACTTACAACGGCGCTGAAAAAGGCACTTGAACGCATGAGCGCCACGCTTGAGCAGACCGAATGATAAAAATGATTGTTTTCGGGCAGGAGCTTCCCTGCCCGGATATAATCGGTTGAAAAGGTGAGAAATCGTGAAGAAAATCAATGATAACACGAACAGTTGCGGTCACTGCAAATATGCTTTTGTCAAGAAGTTTGGCACAAGCGTATATTGCCAGATACGCGATGATATGCTGAAAGGTATCAGCTCAAAAGCCTGTGAAAAGTTTGAAGAACGCCCTGATAAAGTGGAGGAAAGAAAATGGTGACGAGTGATAACTTACGGCTAACGATGAATATGTTTGCGAAAGAGGTACACCAGAATGCCGTTGACCATGGATGGTGGGGCGATCCGCGCAGTTTCGGAGAATTGATAGCCCTTTGCCATGAGGAGCTTTCCGAGGCGCTGAGAGAATACAGAAACGGGCATCAGCCGAACGAAACATACCATGGCGAGGACGGCAAACCGGAGGGAATCCCTACGGAACTTGCTGATGTTATCCTCCGCGTTCTGGATATGTGCGGACACTATGGCATAGATATTGGCTCTATGCTTGCCGAAAAGAACGAATACAACAAAGCACGATCGTTCAAGCACGGAGGAAAGGTGATATGAGTAAACACGGTGATATAAACTGTTGTCCAACAGTTGAGACAAAGGCGGACGGCACAAATTGGCTTGAAAAGACCCACGAAAGCTATAACAATTACTACAAAACTTATTATGCGGCGTGGTGCAGAAAGTCGGGATTGCCGATGCTGAATTCATCTTGTTGGGAGCGAATCCAGGCTGAGAAACTATATACGGTCAGCCGTGCCAAAAAGGAACACGTTTGCATTGATAAGAGTAAAGTGTGCGGATGGTTTCGTCTTTGGCATGGATATGTTCCTCTGTTCAAAGCGGTAAGATGACATTGAGGAGTGAACAAAATGTGCAAGCGTAAAAATCATTACGTTGATAGGATACCACATTCCGAAGATGAACACATTGCTGAACTCTATCAATCTGGTATGTCGATAATTCAGATCGCGGCAAAATACAAGTGTTCATTATCATTGATTGGTGACAGATTAGACAGCGTAGGAATTCAAAAAAGACAGAGTGACTGCATAAATATAGGTTTTTCATTGGTTCCAGACGATTGTGATCCACCAGAAAGTTGCTTCAACTGCAAATATCCGGATTGCCGTATGCAGAATAGTCCTCGAACCCTCAAAGAAAAAAGCTATATAAAGGGTGCAATGAAATGACAAATCACGAACGTTTTATGAGAATTCCACCCAAAGCGCTTATCGAAAAGAATTTTGCGTGGCACATGGTATTCTGTTCTTTCGTTGAAGAAAATCAGAAATATTGTGCCAGAATGAAACCTAACATTACCATTTGCCGAAAGTGCGTCAATGAGTGGTTGAGCAGGAAAGATGAAAGTGGGATGAATAATCATCAAAGACTTTTTTCCATGAATTCTACAGAATTAGCGTTGGAGTTGGACGTTGCCGGATGTGCTCTAGTACCAGATAAACATAAACAATGTGATGGTAATGCGGAAGGCAATATGTGCTCATATTGCCTTTACAGATGGCTGGAAATGGAGGAAGAAAAGTGACATACGGTTATATAAGAGTTTCGTCAGACAAACAGACCGTTGAAAATCAGCGCTTTGAAATAAATAATTTCTGCAAGCGCGAGGGACTTAAAGTCGACGGCTGGATAGAAGAAACGATAAGCGGAACGAAAGCATACAATAAGCGCGAACTGGGGAAATTACTTAAAAAGGTTCAGAAAGGTGATCTTATCATCTGTGCCGAGTTATCACGACTTGGAAGAAATCTGTTCATGATCATGGAGATACTTAACATCTGTATGACAAAGGAGTGTAAAGTCTGGACCATTAAGGATAATTATCGGTTAGGCGATGATATTCAGAGCAAGGTGCTTGCATTTGCTTTTGGGCTTTCAGCAGAGATTGAGCGAAACCTTATAAGTCAGCGAACTAAAGAAGCGCTTGCACGAAAACGCTCAGAGGGAGTTGTCTTAGGCAGACCCCAAGGTGCTAAAAGCTCGCATACTAAGCTTTCTGGAAAGGAAGAGGTGATTAGGGAGTTAGTCGCGCGGGGTGTTTCAAAATCTGAAATCGCGAAAATATTCAAGGTAAATCGTGACACTGTAAGCAAATTTATAAAAAATAACGGCTTGGAGCAGGAAGGAAATTAATACAATGAATGAACGTAAAAACTGACTGCTGACGAGCGGCAACGCGTTTACATCAAGTTTGGTGGTCACTGCGCTTATTGCGGCTGCGACATCACAATCAAGGATATGCAGGCAGATCATGTTGTTCCGCTGCACCTTGGCGGTGCTGACAACATCTCAAACCTCTATCCTGCTTGCCGCGCCTGTAATCACTACAAGTCCACGTTTACTATGGAGAAGTTTCGGGAAATGATACGGCGTGCGCCGGCGGTGCTTATGAAAAACAGCGCAACATACAGGAACCTCGTCCGGTTCGGGCTAATTAAGCACCCGGAAAAAACTGTGTTGCGGTTTTATTTTGAAAGGGAGTGAGCGAGAATGACAACAGAAGAAGCAATCAAAATCATACGCAGGAAAACAAGCATTCCCGAAAATAGAGAAATCTTTGAGATTATTGAAAAGGCTTACGATATGGCTATCGAAGCCCTCGAAAAGCAGATATCCAAGAAACCTATCCAAAACCGCAATGAAGGAATACGATACACAAGCACCTATTCTTGCCCCAGCTGTGGAGGCAGATTTTCTGGAACAGGGATAGCCGATTACTGCTACCATTGCGGGCAGGCTTTAAAGTGGGATGATATGTTCCGGGAGTGTTTCGGCGAGAATTACATTGATGATGAGGTAGAGAAATGAGTGAACACATAACGCGCGAACGCGCATTGGATAAATCGTGTGGGAGGTGATTAAGAGTGAAAGGAGAACTTAAGATACAGCGTGACCCGACCAGAAGAAAGTTCCGGTGTCCAGTATGGACTGTTACGCTTTTTGCGTGGGAGTTCCCACTCGATAAATTCAGAAAGCGCGTTGTGGCCGCAATACGTAAAATGGACGGGTTTGTCGGGTGGTGTGATCCCAAGGTGTTCTTCCATGAAGATGACAGAGGGATGCTTTATTTCGCGCTTTTTGACAGCCAGGCACATGCAGAAGCTGCAAGAGATTTGATTCGCACCGAGTTTCCAGAGCAGAGCGTCGGCGCAAACTGCTGCTTACATTATGCCGCAAGGGAACCTATCGAGCAGGAATCCAAGAGCGATATGGGATTTACAGAATTCCTCGCAAAGATGATCCAGAATTCCGTAAATGGAGGGAACAAGCACAATGAGTAAAAAGCGGTGTCATTTCTGCGAAGATCTCAAAATGCTGAAAAGCAAGGTCGATACCCCATCGGAAATAAAGTCGGTGTATTTAACAACGCTGGTAAGAAAGTTGATTGTTAATGGCAGGGTTAAAAGCTGGTGCGACTATGGCAGTTACAAGCTGAGATTTTGTCCGGAATGCGGTCGGATAATTGAACAGGAGGGACAATATGAATAACGACGAAAACGGGTATTACATGCCAATATACATGTGCAAGCTTTGCGGTGAAATTCTTGTAGGTGTAAAAGAGAAAATCACAGACAAGCACTTGGCAATTAGCATCACAGATGCAGTTGGTTGTCTTGGCAAAGGAGCATTTTCATATGTGAGAAGAAAAACACCTCACTCATGTGATGACGGTAGCGTTGGCATTGCTGATCTAATCGGAATGAAGTATTTTGAGGAACAGAAATCATGAGCGAATACATAACCATAGGTGATTGCGCCGCGATATTCCAGGGGCGCAACCTGGACAAAGCCAAGCTGAACACCGAGGGCAAGGGAATCCCCTATATCGTTGGGGCATCCTGCATGAAAGATGCTCGGCTGAAATGCGAAAAGTACTGCGAGGACTTCGAGAAAGAAACAATATCCAAGTTGGGCGATATCCTCGTTTCAACCGTAGGAACGCTTGGAAAGGTCGCGATAAATGATATAGGCGATTGTGTCCTTTCACGGCATGTTTGCGCAGTTCGCTTTGTTCCGGAAATACTTCCTGAATACGGTCTGTTATGCCTTCTGGCGTCGCTGGAACTATGCATACCGCCTGATGATGGCACGCAGACGGGCTTTTCTCGAAAGCTCGATTGCTCAGAGATCGAGAAATTACCCTTGGTATACATCGTTCCTGATAAGCAGCGTGAAACCGTTGAGAAGATGGTGCTGCTTGCATCATCATTCCAGAATATGAAATCAGTAGACAAGCTGGAAAATATGCCGGACGCTCCGATTGAGTTGGCGGGTTGGTTTAAGAAAAGGGCTTCCAAACTCATAAAGGAGCAGAACCGTGCTCTTGATGAGATAGTAGCAACCATCAAATCCGGGTGGGACAACGCCCCCGAGGAAATAATACAGCTTATGTTGGAGGACATAAAGACATGAGAATTGACAGCGCAATAATTGAAGTGCTTGCAAAAGCAGAAGTAAGCGGCAACACGCTGCGCCTCACAGAACAGCTTGACAGAAAGACATATCAGCAGGTAAGCAAGGTGCTTTCGGCAATCGGCGGTAAGTGGAACAGTCCCAAGAAGTGCCACATCTTCGCTGACGATGTAGAGGATATCCTGCAGAGCATTATCCTCACAGGCGAATACACCAGCGAGAAGACGGAGTACCAGTTCTTCCCGACCCCGGACGAGCTTGCCGCCGAAACGGTAAGACTTGCGAACATCACGTCTGACGATGTGTGCCTTGAGCCTTCGGCAGGCAGAGGAGCAATCGCCAAGTATATGCCCGGCTGTGACTGCGTGGAGCTTAATCCGAAAAACCGCGCTTTCCTCGAAGAGCAGGGATTCATGCTGGTGCACGATGATTTCATGACATTTGAGCCGGACAAGAAGTACAGCGTGATCGTCATGAATCCGCCGTTCACCAAGCAGCAGGACATTATCCACGTCACCAAGGCAATCCACATGGCTACACGCTGCGTTGTCGCAATTATGTCGGCGTCGATTCTGTTCCGGACTGATAAGCGCACGGCGGAGTTCCGCGCTCTTGTGGAAAACTATGGCGGTACCATTGAGCCGTTGCCGGAAAGTTCGTTCAAGGAGAGCGGCACAGCTGTGAATACCTGCAGAGTAGTTGTAAGCAAGGTTTAAAACTAAATCTTAGAAAGAAGGTGATATAATTGAGTTTCGCAGAAATCTTAGAGCAGAATATAAATCACACCTTATTAAGGTTTCCAGTAGCTTCAGTGGAAGTGAAGCTCTCAGAGCCGACAGTTACACCGCTAAGTGAGTTAGTGAACATATCGGCTATATGTGAATCGGCTGAGAGGAATACTGCTGCTCCATACGATCTTCTGAACGTTAGACGGCTTGTGTGTCTCTTGGCAAAGCCAAGAACTACAACGCTTGAAACGCTGCTTGCTGTCGATTTTTTAATCAATATAGATTACATATCTCGGTTTTGCATTTTAGGTTCAGCAGAGCGCGATAAGCTGATCGAGCGAATCGTATATGTTTCCGAGCGCTATAATGTTTCGCTTGCAAAAGTGGTTAATTTTGTTAAGTACCAAGTCTATATGGGGCAACAGCTCGACATTGCTCTTGTGGAGGCAGAAAACTTGCTGACTAATCAATCACAAAAGGAGGAGGACACATGATAATCAAGAAACTCGCAAAGCTTGTGAAAAAGACACATTACCTTGGCATAACTTCCACGACCAACGAGCAGTCACAGCAGTGGCTCGGAGGAAACTGGGGTCTTTACGACATTTCCGATTTGCCGTCAATAACGTATGAACAGGCTTGTGCCATGTTCGATTTCAGTGCAAAGACAATCGACAAGACATGGGACGATAACGACGGAGCATGGATACTTGCCAAAAAGGTTGAAACGGCCTGCAAATTCAGAAGATTTGAAGCAGACGAAATCGAAATACACTCGACATTCTTCGGAGATGAAGAGATGAAAGTCGTTGTCGACAAAGACCAGACTGCGTTTGCGTTTATTCCCGCTGAGCTGCTTTCGCCCGTCGTTGAAACAGAATATACACAAAAGGTGCTTATTCAGGGCGAGGACGATGCTACATATCTGCTTGTATACAACGGTTTACAGTTGGTTGCAATGATTCCGTCACTTCGTATTCCGAAAGGAATGGTGGACTCCTGGCAGGAATCGCAGACCAAGATTTACAACTGCATGAGCCTTTATCTGAATACTTTGGCAGCTGAGGAGGAACGAAGAGCGGCAAGCGATTCCGAGGTCGAACATCAGTATACGTTCGATGAGAACGAGGACACGGAGGACGAGGAAGATGCTGAATAACGAAATAGGAAGTCAGTTGAAAAATTTACGAGAAAGAAAAGGCTTAACTATTGAGCGGGTAGCCTATGCTGTTGATGAGATCCCCAGCGAGGTCGAGTTTTGGGAGAGCGGCAAGCTCAAGCCCTGCGCCGATGCGAAGAGAAAGCTGGAGTTCCTGTTTAGCTGTTTTGGTGACGATCACAAGGAACTTGCAAAGGTAAACGAGGAAAACTATTCCGACTTTTTCAATTATCCAGAATGCATTGACGTTCCTGAAAATTTCCCATCTTGGCTCAAGGCACACGGCTTTTTCGCTGCTCCAGCCTCCCTTGGACATCATGGAAACCAGCGTGGTGGACTTTATATACACTCTAGTCAAGTTGTAGCCGAGCTGGAGAAATATACGCGAAACCTCGGATTGCAGTGGAACGAAAGCAGGAGCGCTTGGCTCGTCGGGATGTTCCATGACCTTTGCAAGGTCGATGATTACTGCTACAACTGGGCCGGCAACAAGTGGGAATGGAACAAGAACCAGATACTCACAGGTCATGGCGAAAAGTCCCTGATAATGCTCCAGCGGCATATCACTCTCACCGAACAGGAGATAGCGTGTATTCGCTGGCACATGGGGTCGTTTACCGATCAGAAAGAATGGGAGTATTACGGCAGAGCGGTTGAACGGTACCCGGCTGTACTCTTTACTCACACTGCTGATATGTACGCGTCACACGTTCTGGGGGTATAAATGCAGCACATAGAAGATAACGAACAGATGATACTTATTCGCTGGGCGCAGTTCGAAAGCGACAGACACCCCGAGTTGTCGTTGCTGTTTCATGTCCCGAACGGCGGCAAGCGCAGCAAGGTCGAAGCTGCAAGGTTCAAGGCGATGGGAGTGCAGGCGGGTGTTCCAGATCTGTTTCTCCCTGTTCCGCGCGGCGCTTATCACGGACTGTTTATCGAGATGAAAGCTCCAAATGGGCGGACGTCTAATGCACAGAACACTTGGATAGAAAAGCTGAAGAGCAACGGATATGCAGTCGAGGTGTGCTATGGCTTTGAGGCGGCTCAACAAACGCTGCTCTCATACCTTGACGAAAAATAGCCGTTTGCAATCAATTTCACAGGGAGGTGTAAAAAACAATGGCAAAGAAAAGAAACTGCAGGCGAACACCGGAAGAAGTAAGTATACATGAGGAGGCTGTTAAACTCCGCAAAATGACCGACGCTCAACTGGTCGAGAAGATTCGCTCCGCGTCTGCGGTGGCAAGTAAGTTTTCTACAGCATTTCGGCAGCAGTCATCTTCGGCAAAGAGTGCCGCTGAATTCCTCGAGGCATTCGCAAATGCCAATATTCCGGGCGTGGGGAAAATAACACTCAAGAAGATGAACACATTCGCAAAAGACAACGGATATCTTTAATAAAGGGGATTGGACGATATTATGACGGTAGCAGAATTAAATAAATATTACCTGCTGGAGGACGCTATTCGAGATGATAAAGAGAGAATCGCGAGGATTGAAGCAAAACTCTGTGGTTCCAGCGCCTTCGATACGAGCGGTGTACCGAAGAATCCTACACCGCGCAACCGTACCGAGGACAGCTTTATCGAGCTGGCACACCTCAAGACGGAGCTTGGCAATGAGGTCAAGGAGTATGAGGCTTTGAAAGTCAGAATTGAGCGGTATATCGCGCGTATCAACGACCTGCTTATTAAGCGCATCATGGAGAAGCGAGTTCTCAAGCATAAAAGCTGGCGTACTGTTGCGGAGGAGCTCGGTGGTGGGAACACCATCGACTCCGTCAAGAAGATGTACTATCGCTACATATCGGACAATCCTGATTAAGTTGTCACCAATGTCCCCCATGTCCCGTCCAATGCGTGATATAATGAAAACATAATCAGATGCAATGCACTCCTCAATTTTTGCGTTCTCGCCCGGCGCAATATAAAATTGAGGAGGTTTTATGTTACCCAGGAAAAAATGTGAAGAAATCAAAGCGGTTGAGATGCCGCCTATCAAGGAGTATCTGAAAGAGATACAGCGCGACGGCAGCGAACTTGGAGCCGATGAGGTGTTAAAGGACACGCTCAAATGGCTCGATTCGCGCGGGACGAAGAACGCTGTATCAATGCAGATGGTCGAGCAGTATGCATTCTCCGTGGCTCGGTGGATACACCTTGAGCGGCTCATCTCGAAGTATGGCTATATCGCCAAGCACCCGACCACCGGTGCACCTATTCAATCTCCGTATGTAGCGATGGCTCAATCTTACATGAAACAGGTCATTGCGATACGGAGTGAAATCAATCTTCAGCTGAAAGAATCACGTCCCGCGCCGACGACGTACGTTCGGGAGGTGGTTTACGGTGAGTAACGAACTGAACTATTACCTTGCGGACGTGGAGGAGCTTATCCCCTATGCGCGAAATGCCAGGACGCATTCCTCTGCACAGATAACACAAATTGCCGCGTCAATAAAAGAGTTCGGGTTCCTCGCCCCTATCGTCATTGCCGAGGATAACACGATTTTGTGCGGTCACGGCCGCTTTTATGCCGCACAAAAGCTAGGCCTAAAGAAAATACCCTGCGTCAAGGAATCACACCTCACCGAGGCGCAGAAACGCGCATATATCATCGCAGACAATAAGCTGAGCATTAACGCAGGCTGGGATGATGAGTTGCTTGCTGTGGAGCTGTCAGACCTGCAAGGCGAGGGCGTTGACCTATCCATCACAGGTTTTGACGAAAAGGAACTTGCGGACTTATTCGATGATAAAAGCAAATCTGATGTTGAAGATGACGGGTACGACCTGTCAGCCGCATTGGAGAAAGCGGCATTTGTACAGCGCGGCGATATCTGGACGGTAGGCAGACACCGCCTGATGTGCGGCGACGCCACCAGCGCCGATGATGTTGCCGCACTGATGGGTGGCAAGCGCGCGAACCTGCTCCTGACAGACCCGCCGTATGGCGTATCGTTCAAATCATCGAGCGGCTTGACCATTCAGAATGACAGCATAAAGGACGAAGATTTCTACAGCTTCCTTAAATCGGCTTTCAGCGTGGCGGTCGACTGCCTCGAAAAGGGAGCGGCGGCATACATCTTCCATGCTGATACGGAAGGACTGAATTTCCGCCGGGCTTTCGTTGACGCTGGCTTTCATCTCGCTGGCTGCTGTATCTGGGTCAAAGATAGTCTGGTTTTAGGTCGGAGTGACTATCAATGGCAGCATGAGCCGGTTCTGTATGGATTCTTGCAAAACGGCAAGCACTCATGGTATTCCGACCGAAAGCAGACCACCATCTGGAACTTTGCCAAACCCAAGAAGAACGCGAACCACCCTACCTCGAAGCCCCTTGACCTTTTATCATACCCCATTCAGAATTCCTCACAGGAAAATGCTATCGTGCTTGATACGTTCGGAGGGAGCGGCTCAACGCTTATGGCGTGCGAGCTGACAAACCGGATATGCTATACGATGGAGCTGGACGAGAAGTACGCTTCTGTTATCCTGCGGAGATACGTTGATGATACTGGACGCTCCGACGATGTATTTGTCGAACGTGCCGGCGAAAGAATCCCATATGCTTCACTTGCAAAGGCGGTGGAGCATGAGTGAACTAACTTTAGGCAGTCTATTTGATGGCAGCGGCGGCTTTCCCCTCGGAGGAATGCTTGCGGGAATAATTCCGCTGTGGTCCTCGGAAATAGAACCGTTTGCCGTCCGTGTCACAACAAAGCGACTGCCTCAAATGAAGCATTTCGGCGACGTGTCTGCGCTAAACGGTGCGGAACTACCGCCTGTCGATATTATCACATTTGGCAGTCCGTGTCAGGATATGAGCATTGCCGGAAAGAGGAGCGGCTTGGACGGTGCACGTTCCAGCCTGTTCTATGAGGCAGTCAGGATAATCAAGGAAATGAGGTGTGCAACAAATGGCAAATACCCGCGATACTGCGTGTGGGAGAACGTTCCCGGAGCATTCAGCTCAAACGGCGGTGAGGACTTTCGGTGCGTCCTCGAAAGCCTGTGTAAAATCAAAGATGAAACCGTTTCTGTTCCTCAATATGAGGGATGGACAACAGCGGGATATATCATGGCAAAAGACTTCTCCATTGCCTGGAGAGTCCTTGACGCTCAATACTGGGGAGTACCCCAGCGAAGAAAACGCATCTACCTTGTCGCAGATCTTGATTCCGAACGCGCCGGAAAGATACTGTTTGAGTCAGAAGGCGTGTCGGGGTATTCTTCTGAGAGCTTCCGCGCGTGGCAAAGAACTGCCGCCGCTGCTGAGGGCGGCATTGGAGCGGCAAGCGGGGGCTTAATGAACGCTGCCGGCTTTTGCGCGGAGCATTCGGCGAAAGCACGTGGAATCGGCTACGAGGAAGAAACCTCGCCCACGCTCCGCGCTGGGACGATACCAGCAACTGTCTACGAAAATCATTCACAGGACACACGGTATACCGGACCGCTTGATGTCGCTCCAACAGTAAGTTCGACCTATGGAATGGGCGGGAACAATCAGCCGTTTGTTGTGACCAAAGAAACGAGATGTTTTGATGTAAGATTTACCTCCGAGGGAACAAAGAATGCCAGGCATAATTGCTATGAAACTACTACGTCGCGGACAATAGATACCGGCGGTAATGCGCCGGACTCCAACCAAGGCGGGGTTGCTGTTGTATCCGTTCAAGGCTCGATGATAGGCAGGTCGGACAAGAACGGTCCGAAAGGCAGCGGAGTGAACGAGGACGTTTCTTTCACGCTGAATGCTACCGACCGTCACGCTGTAGCTTTTTCTCCAGCGCGGGTGTACAGCACGAGCAAGAACTCATACCACACAGAAGCTACCGAGAATGTTGCAGGCACTCTTGTGGCATCTGATTATAAGGATCCACCGACCGTTGCGGAAGAACCTCAATACATCGTCCGGCGGCTCATGCCTACGGAGTGCGCCCGGCTGCAAGGCTTTCCGGATTGGTGGTGCGCCGACCTCGGAACAGCGGAGCCGACCGATGGTGAGCTTGAATTCTGGCGGCAGGTATTTGAAACCCATCGTAATATAACGAGCGGCTCGAAGAAGGCAAAGTCAGATAAGCAGCTTCGCGCATGGCTTAAAAGTCCTCACAGCGATTCAGCGGAATACAAGCTGTGGGGGAATGGCGTTGCTTTGCCCTGCGTTTTCTTTGTCCTTTCGGGCATTGTTTACTATTCACAGTTGAATGTTGAAAGTTTGTGAGTTTATTCTCTTGATATGTGTCCCTTTCGGAGTTAATATATAGCTGGTCAGCAGGCAGCACCGAGCGGCATAATATACACATAATTCCGCTGTACATTTCGTGTAATATATTGTTCCTAAACCGCTTGATATTATCTCGCTTTAGAGTTAATATGTACACACCGAAAGGGAAAACAAAGCCAAACGGAGGACACGACAATGAAAAACACACAGGTACAGATCGAGGGCATTAAGAACCAGACCATAGGCGTTGAGGTCGAGATGAACAACATAACAAGAGCGAAAGCCGCGCAGATCGCCGCTGAGTTCTTCGGAACGCATCGCCACGAAAACACCGCCGGCCGCAACGGATACTGCACCTTCTCCGCTTGGGACAGCGAGGGTCGCGAGTGGAAATTCCAGAAAGACGTAAGCATTCACGGGCCTGACGGTGAAAAGTGCGAAATGGTCACTCCGATCCTTACATACAGCGATATCGAAACACTTCAGGAACTCATTCGCCGACTTCGCAAGGCAGGAGCCAAGAGCGACGCAACAAGGGGCTGTGGGGTACACGTTCACATCGGCGCACAGGGACACACGCCGCAGAGCCTCAGAAACCTCGCCAATATAATGGCAAGCCACGAAAGCCTTTTAGCAAGTGCCCTCAACCTTGACAGAGGAAGAATGAACCGCTACTGCCGCACGGTAAGCCCCGCATTCCTCGAACAGCTCAACCGCAAAAAGCCCCAGACCATGGCGGAGCTTGCGGACATCTGGTACACTAGCCAGAACGCAAGCTACGGCCGGTCAGCGCACTACAACGACAGCAGATACCATATGCTTAACCTGCACGCCACTTTCACCAAGGGCACGGTTGAGTTCAGGCTTTTCCAATTTGATGCACCGAGCGGCACAAGGCAGAACGGACTTCACGCAGGACAGCTCAAGAGCTACATACAGCTTTGTTTAGCGCTCAGTGCGATGGCAAAGAACGCAAAGAGCGCAAGCCCCAAGCCCCAGCAGGTGGACAATCCTAAATACGCGATGCGCACTTGGCTCCTTCGCCTTGGATTTATCGGGAACGAGTTCAAGACCGCAAGAGAAACCTTCACGAACCGCCTGAGCGGCGACGGAGCTTTCCGAAACGGCAGAACAGCATGACTCCGGCAAGCCTCCCTGACCGCTTCGGCGGTCTTAGGGTGGTAGAAGGGCAATTCTTCAGAAAGGACGTATTGTTATGAAAGAAAAACTATACTTGGCTTATGGCAGCAACCTCAACATTGTTCAGATGATTATACGCTGTCCGGACGCGAAATTCTACGGAACGGCTGAAATCAAAGACTACGAGCTACTTTTCAAAGGTAGCAAGACCGGGGCATACCTGACCATTGAACGGCGAAAAGGCTCTAACGTTCCTGTGGGCGTATGGGCGGTCACGGAGCGCGACATTAGCGCCTTAGACCGCTACGAGGGTTTCCCTGCATTCTACTACAAGAAGGAATTCCGACAGCAGATATGGGGCAAGGACGGCGAGGACTTGGGCGTCCACGACTGCTTTGCTTACATTATGCATGAGGATAGGCGGATAGGGATACCAAGTTCGGTGTACATCAACACCTGCAGAGAAGGGTACAAAGATTTCGTATTTGATATCAATATCCTGATGGATGCAGTAAAGAGAAGCAAGGAGGCAGCACTATGAAAGAAACAACATCAAGAAGAGCGGCGCAATGCCCCAAGTGCAGCGCGATTTATACCGCACCGCCTGCAATATCGCGCGATGATGGCCACACACTCATTTGCCCGGAATGCGGCACAAGAGAGGCTTTGAAGAGTATCGGAGTGTCAGCCGAGGAGCAGAACAAGATCATCGACATCATTCACCGTTGCTACAGCAGGTAAAATACACATGATATCTGCGAAATCTTTGTGCAGGATATTCTTTTGCAATCGCTTGCAATTTCGTCCCTTTAGAGTTAATATGGACACACCGAAAGGAAATACACATCAAGCAGGAGGAAAAGAATATGTGGACAAAAGGTGCAATAGGAATACCGAGCAGCAACGGCGGCATGACATCGGTGAGCTACTGGGTGAAACACTACGAGAACGAAAGCCAGTTCGGAATTGACAACGGCAGGATCTCAAAGCTAACACTTGTCCAGGACAGCAAAGTAGTGTACAACTACGACCGAGGCGAGGACATCGAACCTCAGACATCAGAAGCGGAAAAGGCGCTTGCTATCCTGCTGAAAGAGTACAACTGACACCTCAACACGGCATCAATAAAATGGCAGAGAGCGGCGCAAGGGCGCTGTTCCTGCCTTTTGCCGATGTGAATCCCCCTCAAGGTACTGTGACCCGGGGGCGGGGTGAGGTGAGGCTCGCCGACGCCCAATTTTCGCCTAGTCATGGAGAAAAAAACGGGTCACTTGAATTGAAAAAAATATTTTTGGGGGTATTAGAAAAATGGCAAGGAAAAAAGCACAGGAAACCGAGGTCAAAAAAACGGTGTCGGAGGCGGCTACAAAGCCAGTTCCGGGCGGGGCAAAAGCCACGCCTAGCGGCAAGAAAACGGCGAAAAGCGGAGCGAAACCCGCTAAAAGTAGTGAAAAAGGCGGTTCAAGCGGAGCGAAACAGACTAAAAGCACCGCGAAAGGAAGTGCGGACACCAAGCGCAAGGCTACGAAGAAAACAGCGCCGGAAGCCGCCGCAGATAAGCCGGCGCGCACGCCACGCAGAAAAGCGGCTGATGTTCCCTCTGTGAGCGGCGACAGTGCGGTTCTTAACGCGGCGGCAAGGCTGGAGGCTATGGAGGAAGAAGCGCGTACAGAGGCGGCACAGGACGCACGTCCCGCGAACTTGGAGCCGGCGGGGATCATTTACTCGCTGAAAGCCGGGGCGCAGATATTCGTGAAGACCGCCGACATTGTAGCGGCGACCGGAAAGACTACGTCATGGATCCGCGACATAACAGCGCGTGGGATCATCAAGGAAACCAAGACAAAGCACGGTGCGCTCTACGACTTTACGCAGACCATGAGGGCTTACTGCGCGTCGCTGGAATCGCGCCGGAGCGATGATGATACCGCTGATGTGGAGCTTAAGCGGAAAAAGGCAGAGGCAAAACTCAAGGAGTCCAAGGCGGTCATCGCGGAAATGCAGGCAAAGGAATTCCAGGGCAAAATGCACCGTTCAGAGGACGTACAGAAAATGACCGCCGACTTGCTCTACTTCGTTCGCGGCGGGCTTGTGGCTCTTGCCGGAAGATGTGCCACTGACTGCGCTGCGTCCTCCGAGCCTGCCGAGGTGCAGAAGATCATTGAGCATGAGGTTCATGAGATCCTTAAGGACTTATCCGAATACAAGTATGATCCGAAAAGATATGACGAGCTGGTGCGGCAGCGGACTAACCGTGAACTTGACGCTGACTTCGACGATGGAGAAGATGAAGAATAAATCGGCGAGAAGTTAGTAAGCACCGGATTTCAGAGGGTGGATACAGCTTATTCGATAATATCTTTTTCAGATATTTTTGCAATTTGTCCCGAATGTCCCCCATGTCCCTTTATATTTGTGATACAATATAATCGAAAAAATACCGTTTGAGGCGACGGACACAGAGCCAACATTCAACCAGTCTGATCACCGCGCCCAAGCGGTATTTTTGTTCGATTCAAACATAGTAATAGCGCGGACTTGCAACATCGCGCAGACGATACAAGGCGCAGGGGCTTTCTCCTTTGACCCTGCGCAGATTTCAGAGCCGCACAGTGCCGCGCCTTAGCGCGTGCGGTGCAAATCCGCAGGCTCTTGTCAAGACGTTGTGTATACAATACACGGCACAGGCGCGGACTACTCATCCGTTCGCGGTGAAACAGAGGTAGTGCGGGAGCGCATTATCCGATGTGGAACTGTGGTGTTCGTGTGGCAGTAGCTCAGTTGGTAGAGCCGGGGAAAGCACACCCCGTGTCGGCGGTTCAAGTCCGCCCTGCTGTCTTGGGACGGTGGTATATGTCGGGATACGGTCATGGTAAAAAGTCAGTATTTATACTGGTTCAGCCCACTGTCGGCGGGTTCAATCCCCGCTGCCGCCCGCTAATTGTTTGTCCCGCTTTTGTGCGGGCGGTGTTTCCTTTCCATGCTCCCGGCGTGCGCCAACGCTCCGGGAATATCAACCATCGCTGTGCATGAACGGCGAGGGCAGGACCCGCCGTTCCCGCCTTTTCGGGTGCGTGGCTCAATGGTTGAGCACCGGACTTTTAATCCGGATCATGTGGGTTCGATTCCCACCGTACCCACCAAGCCCTATGCGGCTTTAATTCGGGCGATAATATCAATAAATCCGTGTGTCAGAAAGGGGTTTGAGCGGCGGGAGGTGGCGGTGTGTTCCGAGAATCAGAAAAAGATCGGGTGAACAAGCTGAACGCCTGCCTTGCGAAGATCCTAAGCGGCATGAAACCGCCGGAAGACCTCACCGTATCACAGTGGGCGGACAAGAACCGCCGGCTTACCTCCGAATCATCGGCGGAAGTCGGCAAGTGGCGGACTTCGCGAACTCCGTATATGTTTGATATACTGGACAGTTTTACTGACCCGCTTATCGAGCATATCGTAGTTGTCGCCGCGTCGCAGGTCGGCAAGTCTGAAACCATTAACAACATGGTCGGATACTGCATAGACCAGGACCCCGGACCGATACTGCTGATACAGCCCACGATTGACGATGTTAAGCGTTACTCGGAAATGAGAATTGCGCCGATGATCCGTGAAACGCGCTGCCTTAAGCGCAAAGTCGCTGATCCCAAGTCACGCGACGCAGCGAACACCAAGCGGCAGAAGTCGTTCCCCGGCGGCGTGCTCGTCATGACTGGTTCGAACGTGGCGCACGATCTTTCATCAATGCCTATCCGTTATGTATTCGGCGACGAGCGCGACAGGTGGGCGACGAGTGCAGGCTCTGAGGGCGACCCGTGGGAGCTGGCGGTTGCAAGAACGAGAACGTTCTACAACAAGAAGATGGTCGAGGTTTCAACGCCGACTGTAAAAGGGGCGTCAGCTATCGAAAATTCTTACAACTTAGGCACGATGGAGCGGTGGAAAACCCAATGCCCCCATTGCGGCGAATATGTCGAGATCACATTTGATAATATCAGATTTGAGTACGACGCCGCCGAAAATGGCGACAAGAAGATATTCCACATCTCAGAGATTTTCTATGTGTGTCCGGAATGCGGCGGCATATCTGACGAACACACGATGAAGAGTCAGCCGGCGAAATGGGTCGCCACGGTTCCCGAAGCCAGAAAGCACCACAAAACGCGCTCGTTCTGGCTGACTGCATGGGTTTCACCGTGGGCAACCTGGGAGTCGATAATATTACAGTTCCTGCAGGCGGGGACAGACTCCGCAAAGCTGCAGGTCGTGTATAATACGCAGTTCGGCGAACTTTGGGAAGAGCGCGGCGACATGGCTTCAGAAGATGATGTTATGGCGCGGCGCGAAGTCTATGAGGCAGAAGTGCCGGACGGCGTGCTCCTTCTCACCTGCGGTGTGGATACACAAGATGACCGCCTTGAATATGAGGTCGTGGGACATCGGCGATACGGTGAAACATGGGGTATAAAGAAAGGTGTTATCCTTGGACGCCCTGACACAGAGGAAGTCTGGGAGCGGCTTGACGAGGTATTATCTCATAAATACAAGTTCAAAAGCGGGGTTTCGTTGCAAATCTCGCTTACTTTTATCGACGAGGGCGGACACTTTACACAGGAAGTCCGCCAGCACTGTCTTGCCCGTCAATATGACCATGTGTTTGCGATAAAGGGCGCTAACCGTCCGGATATACCGTACACCGCGCCGCCTAAGAAACAAAAAATCGTGGTCAACGGTAAGGTTATCGGATAGGTGTGGGTGTATGAGATAGGCGTTAATGCCGGCAAGCAGAAGATCGTGGACAACCTCCGCGTTCAGTCGCCCGGCGCTAACTACTGTCACTTTCCCTTGCGTGACGATTACGGCAAGCAATTCTTTAAACAGCTGATGTCGGAGCACCTTGCGTATGTTCCGAAACTGAAACACCCCTGGCAATGGCAGAAGATTCCTGGATATGAGCGCAACGAGGCTTTTGATATCCGGAACTACAACCTTGCGGCGTGCGAGATACTTTCGCCTGACTGGGACGCGATAGAGCAGAAGCTCCGAACGGCTAAGCCGGGCGAAGAAAATGCGTCAATTCCCATGAAAGAGAAGAAAGCAAAGCCGCGTAAGCGCAAGAAAAGCGAGTTTTACGATGATTGGTGATGATAACGATGATTAATAAAAATACGGCTCGTAAAATGTATGAACATTATACAAAGCGTATAGACGAACTTATCAAGGCGCAGGAGTCGCTTACATCAGGCGGTGTCAAATCGTACAAGATCGGCGACATGGAGATCACCAAGTTCGACATGACCAAGCTTGACGAGCTGCTGGAAGAGGCTGTTGACCGGCAGGCATACTATGACGCTATCCTGCACGGCAAGGCAACGCGCAAGACCGTGGGCATAATTCCCACGGACAGATGAATCATTTTTGCAATCAATTTCAAAAATCAGCAGAAAAGAGGGCGCGAATTTGATCGCGCCTTGATTTCTGCCGGTTTGGGGGCTTTCACGGCAGAGTTCATAATTTCTCCGAGGGCTGTGTGCGCGGCAGCAGCGGCGTATGCGGCTCTTCTCCGAAGAAAAAGCGCCTGCTTGCGGGCAGGCGCTTTGTAATGTGGAAACGGCTTACTCAGCAGCGTCAGGCGGCGGTGTCAGCAGGTCGTTAAGGGTAATGCCGAGTGCGTTAGTGATTTTCAGAGCATTGGAAACAAGGCAGTCGCCGCGTTTTTCCAAGCCCTCAATAGTCCTTATCGGTAATCCGGTAAGCTCTGACATTTTGGGCACACTGATTTTTGCCCGCTTTCGGTATTCCTTGATATATAAAAACATATTGAAAACCTCACTTTATGAATAGATTTACAGCGCCGATTATTCCGAATACCAGAACGGCGCAAAGTGCAAGCGTGATAATAAGCTGACCGCCGAGCTTAACTATATTTTTCATATCCTCTTGACCTCCTTTCCGAAACGTGGTATAATATTGATAACCCCCGAAGGGGGCTGCGGATAACCGCCCGCAGCTGCGGTTGCTATCAGAAGATTTCTGCAATCTGCTTGATAGCCAAGACCAACAAGGTAACCGTTCCGGCAAGTTCAATTACCTTGAGAAGGAGCTTGTTAAGCTGTTCCAGCAGCTTAATGAGCTCTTTTATTTTATCGATCATTGCTTTCACCTCCCTTCTGACAATATTATTATACCACATTTTAAGGTGGTTGTCAATAGCTTTTTTGAAAAAATCTCAAAAAAATCAAAAAAATACAAATATTAGCACCTTGAAAGAGGTGCTTTTTTTATGGGCAAAAACGGCGCATGAGCCGCAATTGCCGACAAGTGAAATCTACAATTTAATACAATCAAGGCACGCCCGGTCAAACGGCGTGCCTTTGCTATTCCACAAAAAAAAGGGGGGACGTTTTTGAGCGACTCAAATGTATATGCAAGCGGGTACGGCGACGCTGGAGCATCGCTTACTAAAAGGTCATTAAGGGCTTTCAATGCGCGTTCGGGCGCGCCGATTGAGGATATAGACTTTCACAATGCAACAATGCGTCAGCGCGGGCGCATGCTATATATGGCTTCCCCGATAGCTGCCGCCGCTGTGAATACCAGTCGCACGAAGATAGTCGGACCGGGACTACGAATGAAGTGCAGCCTTGACGCGGAACTGCTTGGACTTTCAACGGAAAGTGCAAGGCAGTGGTGTAAACGCACCGAGGCAGAGTTCCGGGCATGGTGTCTGAACAAGTCGTCATGTGACGCGCTGGGCATAAACAACTTCTATGAAATGCAGCAGTTAGCCGTGAAATCATGGCTGATGAGCGGCGATGTGTTTGCTCTGCTCAAAAGGCGTGAGCCTACCCGGCTTAATCCGTATTCCCTTTGTGTGCAGATGATAGAGGCTGACAGGATAAGTACGCCGTTATGCTCTGTTTCAAACGGTATTTTTTCAGTCACAGAAGGAAAGCACGGCGATAATGAAGTGCATGACGGCGTTGAGGTTGACGCCGGCGGAAGGGTGGTAGCATACCACGTCTGCAACGGTTACCCGTATTCGACCATGCTTAAGGACATTAATTGGATCAGGGTCGAGGCGGTCAGCAAAAAGACCGGACTGCCTAACATACTGCAGATAATGGATTCAGAGCGCCCCGACCAGTATCGGGGCGTTTCGTATCTCGCTCCGGTCATTGAAATGCTCCTGCAGAACCGCAGATACACGGAAAGCGAACTTACGGCGGCAATAATTCAGACGTATTTTACCGGGTGGCTTGAGACGGAAACGGATTCGACTGATATGCCTATGTTCGACCATTCTGATGATGATTCAGACGAGGACGAGCCGGAGATGTCGCCCGGAAATATCGTCAAGCTGAAAAGGGGCGAAAAAATCGTATTCGGCAATCCTAATATACCGACTGCCGGGTATGAAACATTCACCAATTCGATAGCGCGGCAGATCGGCGCGGCGCTTGAGATGCCGCATGAGGTATTGCTCAAGGAATTCACCAAATCATATTCGGCATCAAAGGGCGCGCTTGAAGAAGCATGGGAAGTCATTAAAATGCGCCGTTCTTGGTTCGTCAACGATTTCTGTCAGCCTGTCTATGAGGTCTGGCTTGCTGAGGCTGTCGCACGGGGCAGGATAAAGGCGCCGGGTTTCTTCGATGATCCTCTTATCCGAGCGGCTTGGTGCAGTGCGCGGTGGGACGGTCCGGCGCTCACACAGCTTGACCCCAAGAAGGAAGCAGAGTCAAATGCTATGCTGGTTCAGCACGGCTGGAAGACGAACGAGCAAATCACAAGAGAGTACTACGGCGAGAACTGGGAGGACAATATGTCTGCTCTTGCGGTGGAGAACGAGCTTATAAAGAACATTATACCCGCCCAGACGAATAACATCGCTGACGATGATGAAGAGGGAGATGAAGAAAATGCCGACGAAGAATAAAGGCGCTGCATATTTTGCGGAGCGTGAGGGATATTCGGTCAGGGCTGACGCTGATACGGAAACCGCTGAACTTGTTCTTTACGGTCAGGTCGTAAGGCGTAGACCTTTTAATGGGTTCACAGGAAAACCAGTCGAGGGATATTTCATTGTTGAAGATGAAATATTAGATGATTTAAACGCTGTATCGAAGAGTAAAGCGCTTAATATACGGCTTAATTCCTGCGGCGGTGAATGCCACACGGCGATAGTGATACATAACAGACTTCGTGAAATGGCTAAGAACGGCACACAAATCACCTGCACGGTCGATGGTGTTGCGATGTCAGCAGGTTCGCATATTATGTGCGCTGCTGATACAGTAAAAGCGTCCGAGGGGTCGCTGATAATGATACATAAGTCGCTGGTCATGCTTTGCGGCAGCTACAACGCTGATGAACTTAGAAAAACCGCGCTCGCAAACGACGCTTATGACAAGTCTATGCTGGCGGCGTACAAACGCAAGACCGGAAAGGAAGAAGCTGAACTCATCAGCATGATGGCTGATGAAACATTTATGACCGGAAAAGAAGCCAAGGAGCAGGGCTTTGTTGACGAGCTCATTGAAACGAGCGATGAAGTCAAGATAGCCGCATCGGCTGATAAGACGGCACTGTATGTGAGCGGCAGATTTATGCCGCTTTACGGAGCAACATGCCCTGAAAATATACCGGTCGTAAATATTACACCGGATATTACAGCGGTACACCACATGGCATTAGAGCCTGAATCAAACGAAGGCAATGCAAATAGATCAAACAACAATGAGGGAGGTAAAACTACTATGGCAGTAAATCTTGCTGAACTGCGCAAAGAAAATCCTGAACTCGCTGCACGCGTTGAAGAGGATTACAAGGCAGAACATGCAGTCGAAAACAAGACGGCAATGGACGCCGCTGTGCAGAAAGCGCTTGCAGACGAGCGCACACGCTTAGAGAAGATAGAGGCTATCTCCGGACAGGTTAGCCCGGAACTCCTCGCTGACGCTAAGTACAAGAACCCCTGCACAGCTGAGGAACTTGCTTACAAGGCTATGTCGGAGAATGCAAGGAAAGGTCAGTCGTTCCTTGACGACATGAAGGCAGATTACAGCGGTTCCGGTGCGGAAGACGTTCACGCGGTCGCTCCGCAGGCTGACGGCGGAGCGGGACAGACAAAAGCCCAGGAAGAGGCCGAAGTTTTAGCGGCTATCGACGAGGCACTGAAGGAGGGATAAGTAATGACAACTGAACTTCTCAACAAGCTCGGCACGGTTACTGCTGACAACCTTGTCGCCGGGACGGATCCGGCGTTAAGAGTCGGCACCGGAAAGCTCCGCAAGAACACAGGAGAGCTTAAGCGCGGCACAGTGCTGGCTAAATCTTCAAAGGACGGCACGCTTGTGATTCTGGGAACGACCGCCTCGTCTTCGGACAGCGAGGTGCTTGAGCCTTACGGTATTCTGACCGATGATATCACTGTACCGGCTGACGAAGATGTAAACATGACCATCTACATCGGCGGCAAGTTCAACAGCAACAAGATCATCATGAAGGACAGCTACCAGATGACGGAGGCAGACAAGGATACCCTGCGCAAGTATGGCATCGAGTTTACCGCCGCCGATTCTAACTGACAAGGAGGACAAAATGGCAGTTAATCTTGACATCACACAGTCTTATGTGTTACAGTCTATTGCTGAAAAGGCTAAGCCGGAATCAATGTTTTTCAGCGAACGTTACTTCACCACGGGCAGGAACGACATTTTTACATCGGATAAGGTGCTTGTAGAGTATAAGCGCGCCGGACAGCGTAAGATGGCGCGTTTCGTTGCAGAGCGCGGCGGCGCTATCAGCGTTGGACGCGATGGCTACGAATTATCCGAATTCAGACCGGCATACATAGCAGAATCCCGTTCGCTCACGGTTGACGATCTGTCAAAGCGCGGATTCGGCGAGGCTCTTGTAACGGGCTCTACACCTGCACAGAGAGCTATCCGCCTGCTTGCAGAAGATTTCACGGAACTTGAAATCAGAACACGCCGCAGAATCGAGTGGATGTGCGCACAGGTAATGCAGAACAATGCGATCACTATGCAGGAGTACATCGACGTCAATACACCCGGCGAGGTCAAGCACATTCAGTTCTATGACGGAGATGCTTCTGAGCATACTTATACCCCCCAGAATCTGTGGAACTCCGCTGACGCTAATATCATCGGTGATGTATATGCTATGTGCGAGCTGCTTTCCGATCGCGGAATGGTGCCTGCCGACCTGCTTATCGGCTCTGATGTTGCCGATGTATTCTATAAGAACGAGGAACTCCGTGTAATGCTGGACAAGACTCTCGCTTACAACTTTGGCGCTGTAAACGAGCGTATCGTTATGCCCGGTATCAGCGAACTGGGTACATTCAATTTCAGAGGGCACACCCTCAGAGTTATCGTTGTGGGCAATAAGTACGAGGACGAGAACGGCAAGACCAAGAGCTACTTCCCCAAGGACGCGGCAATGGTAACATTCCCGAACTGCGGACGTGTGGCTTACGGTGCTATAACGCTCATGCCTTATGGCAGGGATAATTTTGAGACCATCGCAAAGTCGAGAGTTTCCAAGCTCTTCGTCGACAACAAGCACAACACCAGAGCAGTCGAGCTGTATTCCAGACCTATTGCAATGCCCAGGGTTTATACCCCTTATATCTTCGCAAGCAAGGTTGTAGGCTGATAGGAGGCATACAGTGTTAATTCGTATCAGAAACACCACATTCGGGTTGGTGGTTAACGGTATCGTCAAGCCCAAGTCCCCCAAGGACCCGCCGTTTGATGTTGACGAGAAACTGGGCTTAAGGCTTGTCCGCGAGGGTATCGCGGAGGCGGTGGACGGTGCCGAGCGCGGCGAGGTTCAGTCTGAAAGTAATGACAATGATAATGACGAAAGCGCCGGCGATGACTTTGGCATACCGCAGTACAGCGCCGACACTTCAAAAGCCGATTTGCAGTCGATTGCAAACGAATACGGCATTGAGGTATCTGCAGCTGCGACCAAGCAGGAGCTCATCAAGGCGCTTGACGACTTTTTCGCCGACGCGCTGTCCGATGATCCGGAGGGCGAGTAATGGGCTTTAAGGACATGGTAAAGTCCGATATCGCAAATGTGCTGATGAATACCGGGGAATTTGCGGAAAACCACACGGTGAAATACGACGGAGAGGTATATGAAGATATACCAATCATTCTCCAGCGGGTCAAGCAGTCTGACAGACCTATAATTCAGAGCGACCATGCTGAGGGCATATACCTTGTGACCGCCGTTGCCTATATCAACGAGAAGGACCTTGACGGGGTGATCCCCGAACAGGGACACCGCTTTGAGATAGACGACGGCGAGGCGCTAGGTAAGACGTTTTTCCGCAAGTATTCGGTAGTTACGTCCAAATGCGAGATGGGGCTTATCACGCTGGAACTGAGGTATTACGATGAGTGACAGCTATTCAGGCGGCAATTATTCCGGAATCGTCAACATTTCTCTTGCTGATGATTCCGGCAGCTCCAAGGCGCTCGACCGGGCGACAAAGCTCTTAGCCGGGATACCGGGCGGCATTGAGAAAGCGGCCAGTTCTTCCCTGACCCGCGCCGCAACGAGCGGCACGGCGGCTGTAGCGCGTGAAGTCAATAAGGACTATTCGCTGAATACGTCCGACTTCAAGAAGTATACCAAGTCCTCGCAGCATATTCAGAAGTCCGGCGATGAAATAAGCGTCGGACTTAGTTTTCGCGGATTTCATGTTCCGCTTATCCGGTTCAACGCAAAAATCACCAGTTCCGGGCTGTACAGAGTGCAGGTCAAGCGGAACACCGCCGGCGAAACGCTGAAACACGTTTTCCGTGCAACGATGGACAGCGGACACATCGGGCTTTTTGAACGGTACGGGTCAAGCAGACTGCCGATAAAGCAGAAGTTCGGTCCGTCCGTTCCGCAGATGCTGGGTGCGAATCCGACGCTTGCAAATACAGTTGGCGATAATGTGCGCAAGGTATTTGAGGAGCGCATGGAACACGAAACAACAGCGCTGCTTAACGGCTGGAGGTAAACATTAAACATGACGAGGGTAAAACTCATTCAGGAACTGAAAACGTTCTGCGAGGACGCGATAAAGAACATTTCTCTTCCGGAGACAGTCCAGAAAGGCGACACAAAGGAGAAAAGCCGTGTTCCGGCGGTGTATCTCATGCGCCTGCCTGACAGCAATTCGGCAAAGAAACTCGCGCCGTATATCATCGTTCAGTTCATCGACAGCAAGCACCATCGGAGCGAGAACGGCTATCCTAATCCCGAATACACGGCGGCGGTGCGCTTTATCTTCTGCGTGTACTCGCAGGACGAGCAGGACGGTGCTGTAATGCTCCTCAACCTCATGGACAGGGTGCAGGAGCGGCTGCTTGAACAGGTGCAGATAGGAAAAGAATTCGTGCTTGACGAGCAGGAGGGGGTTGAGTCGGTCGTCTATCCCGACAATACCGCGCCCTATTACGCAGGCGAAATGATAGGCACATTCCACATCAGACCAATACAGAGGGAGGTTGATTTCTTTGGCAAGGAAAACCGACGTTTCGGAGGAAATGTCTGAGGTAAAGACCGTCGGCGACAAAGTTACGTCCGAACAGCCGGAACAGGCGGAGCAGGATGGGCAGAACGCGGCGGCAGAGTCAAGGGTCTGGGTCTATTTAGGTCCCTCGATACGCGGAGTGGTCACGAATGGCAGAATATATTTCGGCTCAAAGGCTGAAATTATTGAATCGTTCGGCGATAAGCTCAAGGATTACCCGCAGATTGAGCGGCTTATTGTCGCAGACCATAATGTTGCTAAGGCAAGAAGCGACCTGAAAGAAAAGCGCGGTATTTACATTCCGTATGACGCGCTTATCAGGAAAATCACAGGCAAGGAGGAGTAAACCATGGCTTTAAGACATGGCATAAACACATATAAGGACGATACCGGCGTTGTTGCGGTGCAGACCGCAGCGGTCGGTATTCCTTATTTCATAGGCGCATGGCCCTGCCATCGCGGTAAGGGCTACACCGGCAAGCCCCAGCTTTCGTCCGGATTCAGCGAGGCGGAGGAACTCGGCGGCTACAGCGCCGAGTGGAGAAACGCGGACGGCTCGCCCAAGTGGAATCTCTGCCAGGCGATGTACGGATACCATAAACTCATGGGTATGTCGCCGGCGATATTCTACAACATCTTCGATCCGACAAAGCACAAGAAGGCTGTTGCAGTCGAGGAATACACAGTAACTGATCACATCGTGGAGCTTACCGCTGACGCTATCATAAACGACGATCTTAAGGTAACGGCAGGAAGTACGTCAGCAGTACTGACAAAGGGTACTGACTACGAGGCATATTACAGCGGCAACGCACTGTGTATCGAGCTGCTGTCAGACTCTTCGAGCTACAGCGCCGACAAGCTCAAGATCGGCTATGATGTCGCAGACCTTTCCACCATCACGGCAGAGGACGTTGAAATGGCTGTGGAAACAGTTGAAATGTGCCGCAGCGTTGTCGGGATTGTTCCCGACCTCATATGCGCCCCCGGCTGGTCAACGGATCCGACAGTAGCGGCGGTGATGGCGGCGAAAGCGCCGAGTATCAACGGTCTGTTCCGCGCCAAGGCGGTCGTGGACATCAACACCAAGACGGTCAACGACTATTCCAAGGTGCTTAAGTACAAGACCGACAACGGTTATGTATCCGAGGACATGATTGTATGCTGGCCGATGGTCAAGAGCGGCGATTACCTTTTCAATATTTCCGTTATCGTGTGCGGACTTATCGCAAAGGTGGATTCCGACAATGCCGATTGCCCGTATGAGTCTCCGTCCAACAAGTCCGTATCCATCACCGGCGCGGTTTGCGCGGATGGCACCGAGGTAACGCTTTCACTTCCGCAGGCTGACGTTATCAGCGTATCTGCCGGGGTGGTCACCGTGCTGAATAACGGCGGCTGGACCCTGTGGGGAAACTATCTGGGCTGCTATCCCAAGACGAGCGATGTAGCCAAGATGTTCATCTGCACCAACAGAGTGCAGGACTGGATATGCAACACGTTCATCAATACATTCTGGCAGTACATCGACAAGCCTCTGACCCCCGCGCTGCGTGACGCTATCATCAATGCGTTCAACGCATGGCTGAACGGTCTGACGGCGGAGGGTAAGCTCTACGGCGGCGAGATCGCATATTCTTCGGAACTGAATCCTGTCACCAACCTTATGAACGGTATGTTCCGGCTTGACTGTCAGGCGGCATCACCGATACCGGCACAGCAGATAGATATGCACGTTCAGTACAGCGTGGATATGCTTGAAGCCGCGCTCGGTTCTTAAGAAAGGAGGACTGCGAAATGCCTAATGGAGTTGACGAAGGAGTAATTTCCTATGCCATCTATGAGGACGAAAAGATGTTTTACGGAGTTGCGGAGGTAGACCTTCCGGACTTTGAAAATATGGTATTCAATGTGAGCGGCGCGGGGGTGCTCGGTGAGATTGAGATACCTGTTATGGCTCAGCTCAAGGCTATGACCACAACGTTTAAGTTCAATCACGCAAACGAGGCAGCATACGCTCTTGCTGAGGAACGCGTCCATACGCTTTCCCTGTGGCGTGCCGATCAGCACTACAATTACAGCGGCGGCGAACTGGAAACCAAGCAGAAGAAGATAATCATGCGCGTTGTTCCGAAAAAGCTGACCGGTGGTACGGTCAAGAACGCATCGCCTATCGCAGTGAACGGCGAATATGCGGTACACTACTATGCGGAAATAGACGCGAACGGCAAGAAACTCTGCGAGTTTGACCCGCTGAATTTCCGTTACATCGACCACACCGGCAAGGACAGAGCGGCGGAGATCCGCAAGTGTCTGGGTATGTCCTGATAACATTACTATCGCTGTTCCCTGCATTTCGCGGGGAACGGCGTTTCATTTGAGGAGGAATTTTGAATTATGGCAAAGACAAACGTTGACCTTGAAAAGACTGAGAACATGGACGAGCTTGTTGAGAACGAGCTTGAAGATATGACTAACACCAGCGTTGAAAACATACTGCATCTGACCAAGCCCGTTATGTATAACGGCGAGGAGGTGACCGAGCTTGCATTTGACTTTGACAAGCTCACCGGCGCGGACGCTCTGAACATTGAGGAAGAACTTGTGTCCCGCGGGAAGACCATGTACTACGGCGCTATCAACGACGCAAATTATCTTATCCTTATGGCGGTCAAGGCTTGTACAAAGCCTGTCGGCAGGGATTTTTTCAACAAGATATCCATCGTCGACTTTGAAAGGATAAAGAACAGAGCGCGTTTTTTCTTGGCCGGTGTTGCACAGTCGAGACGCTAAGGCGCAATATCCTTATTTTGGCGCAAAACGGATATGCACCTATCCCATTTTGGCTGGGGCAGCCACTTAAAGAAATACAGCGGTGGATTATTACGCACAATAAAATCCTGAAAGAGTCGGAAAAGAAGTAAGGAATGGCGAGTGTCGAATGCTTGGTAAACAATATGAAATGATTTATAAGCTCAGCGCGACGGTAGGCGAAAATTTTAAAGGAACATTCAATTCCGCACAGAAAATTCTTGCCGCTACTCGTGATAAAATTCAAGAGCTTAACAAAAAACAAGGCGATATAAGCGCGTATCAAAGGCAACAAGCCGGAATCGACCGCACAACCACGCAGTTAACTACATACCGGAAACAGCTTGAAATTACTCAAAATGGACTTGAAAAGCTGAAAAACAGCACCGAAGATACTACGGTACAGGAAACACAGCTTGCTGCGCGCGAAGTCGAATTAAAAAACCGCATTGCGAACACCGAACAGGCTATTGCGGACAAAAATCAGCGCTTACAGCAGATGGGTCAGAAGCTCTCTGAGGCAGGCATTGATATCAACCAGCTTACCAGTGAAAGTGCACGTCTGGAAAAGCAAGTTCAGGAGCTGTCGGAGCAGGAGAAAAAGGCAGCGGAGGAAGCTAAAAAGTTTGGAGCTAACGGTGAAACAGCGTTTGAAATGGTTGGTTCTGCGTTAGTTGCAGCAGGCATAACAGCAGGGTTAAGGAAAATTGCGGATGCTTACAAAGAATGCATTGATGTGTCGATGGAGTTTGACAGCACAATGAGTACTGTCGAGGCTCTATCCGGCGCGAACGCAGTACAGATGCAGGAACTGACCGCCAAAGCAAAGGAGCTAGGTGCGCAGACCTCGTTTACTGCAAACCAGTCGGCAGAGGCTATGACCTACATGGGTATGGCAGGCTGGGATGCGAACGAGATGCTTTCCGGTATGAACGGCATGATAAACCTTGCCGCCGCTTCCGGTGAAGACCTTGCGCTTGTTTCGGATATCGTCACCGATAACCTGACTGCATTCGGTCTGACCGCCAAGGACACCGCGCACTTTGCCGATGTGCTTGCAGCGGCCGCCACGAACTCCAACACCAACGTTGCCACCATGGGCGAAACCTTTTCTGACGCGGGCGCGATAGCCGGGGCGCTCGGATACAGCATTGAAGATGTTGCAGTCGGCGTTGGTCTGATGGCGAATGCGGGCGTTAAGGGCTCTGTTGCGGGTACCGCGCTGAAGAACACATTTAACGGCTTGCTCAACGGTGCGACCCTCACAGCTGATGCATTCGGAGAAATCGAATACTCGGCGGTAAATGCTGACGGCACTATTGACGGGTTCTCTGACTCCATAAACGAACTGCGCGGCTACTTTGAGCAGATGACCGAGGCAGAGCGTGTCCAGAACGCTATGGCAATTGCCGGACAGCGTGGGTACAACGGTCTGCTTGCAATGATCAACGCCTCGGACGAGGACTTCCAGTCCCTTACCGAGAAGATAAACAACTGCACCGGAGCGGCGCAGAAGATGGCTGACACCAAACTTGACAATCTGCAGGGTGATGTTACACTGCTTGATTCTGCCACTGACGGTCTTAAAATGACTATTGGGGAATTATATAACGATGAATTGCGTGAACTTACTCAAGCAGGAACACAGATTTTAACAGGTATCAATGAATTCTGCGAGGAGAATCCGGCTGTTGTTAAAGCAATTATGGCAGTTGGCGCAGAAATCGGTGTGGTTATAGCTGGTTATACGGCGTTTGTCGGTATAAAAAAAGTTAAAAATACCATTGATGCATTAGGCATTGCGCTCAAGGTAAAAAGTGCAGCTGCAACATCAGCGGAAACAGGAGCTGAAGTTGCAAATGCCGGTGCAACACAAGGTGCGGCAGCAGCACATGGAGCGCTTAATCTTGCAATGCTGGCGAGCCCGGTATTTGTTATTACTGCGGCGGTTGTTGCTTTGACCGCAACTGTAGTAGCTCTACGAGAGGCTTTTAAATTAGCTGAATTTGAAACGCTCGAATTATCAACAGCTTCGCAGGAACAGCAGGACAGGGTCGAACAGCTTAACAGCGACTATCAGACCGCCTGCGATACATACGGCGAAACCTCAGACCAGGCACGCGCTCTGAAATATGACCTTGACGAAGCGACCGCGACTATTGAGCAGCAATCTTTTTCCGTTTCAGATTTATATAGCGAAATCGATACGCTTCATACTTCGACATCAGAATTGCTGGATTCATATTCAAGTATAACTGATGAAGCTGAAAAACAGCAGGAAGGTGCACAAGTCTTAGCATCTAAGTTAAAAGAAATTGCTTCTTCCTCAGAAACAGCGGCTCGTAAGGAAGCTCTTATGAGTCCTATCATTGAAAAGCTAAATGCTCTCTATCCTTCACTTGGTATTACCGTTGAAAATGTTGCTGGAAAACTTGACGGGCTATCTGGTGCAATAGACAGAGCTGCAGAATCATCAAGCATGCAGGCGAAATATGATGCTGCAAAGTCAAATTTAGCGGACTTGTTAATGCAAGAAGAGCAGCTAGCTGATGTGGCGGCAAAAGCAGAAGCTGCACAGCTTAGAGCGGGTGAACGATTTGTTGATGCGGCAGGAGATAATATTTTTTCCGTTGCAGGCGGTATGATTACAGGTCGTGTTCAACAGACTCAAAAAGAGCTTGATGAAGCAAACGAAAAAATGTTTACAGCCCGTGATGATCTGGCTGCGATAAGAGAACAAATTGCAGACTGTGAAGCTGTAATGGCAGAGTATGGCGATATTGTTTCAGGTGAGTCAGAAAAAATGATTTCCGCTTATGACGCGGTATCCATAGCGGTAAACGACGTCACCGACCAGACAACCGAGCTTTTGCAGGCTTACAACGACGCATATCAGGCGGCGTATGACAGCGTTAACGGTCAATATAATCTTTGGACAAACGCTGAGGAAACTCTGCCGACAAGCATTAAGACTATCAATGACGCGCTTTCTTCGCAGACAGAATACTGGGACAATTACAACTATAACCTTGAATCACTATCCAAGAGGACGGGCGACATTGAGGGCTTGGGAGATGTGATTGCCTCGTTCGCGGACGGTTCTTCTGATTCGGTGAACGTCATCGCCGGCATGGCTGACGCGACCGATGAAGAACTGAAAACCATGGTCACGAACTTTGAGGAGCAGAAAAAGGCGCAGGAAGAGGTTTCGAAATCGCTTGCCGACTACAAGGTCGATATTGACGATACAATGGACGGTATCGTTGACGACATGGAAAAAGCCGTTGAGGATATGAAACTGAGCGACCAGGCAGAAGAAGCGGCAAAAGCTACGATACAGGCTTATGCTGACGCTATCCTTGCCGGGAAAGGCTCGGTCACCACAGCGGCGGATATTGTTGCGGCAGCCGCTGCACAGGCCCTGGCAGGGGCGAGCGCTTCTGACAAGGCGTATGAGGGAAGCGTGCGCGGTTTCCATGATATTGAGAACGCTTATGCAAGCGGTACTGACTACGCAGAAAATGGCATTGCCCTTGTAGGCGAGGAAGGACCGGAACTTGTGGCTATGCGCGGCGGTGAAAGAGTCGTTGACGCGGATAACACCAGGGCGCTGCTTTCCGGCGGCTCGGGCGCGCAGATCACCATAGCGCCCCAGTTTGTTATGAACGGAGAAGTTAGCGATATGACCGAGGAAAAGCTGCAGGAGATGTCCGAGCGGCTTGTTGATATGGTTCGGGACGCGCTTGAGGAAGCAGGAATAGACAGGCAAAGGAGTGTGTACGCTTGAGCACATATACGACGCAGCAGGGGGATATGTGGGACAGTATATCCCACCAGGTGTACGGAGATGTGAAATTCACGGACGTGCTTATCAATGCCAACCCTGAATACCGATACATTTACATCTTTTCGGAGGGCGTTATCCTCGATGTCCCGGATGTTGAGGACAGAATAACGGCGGACGATCTGCCGCCGTGGAAGAAGGCGAGCGGATGAGTGACAAGCACCTTGCGCGCCGCGCTGAAACGCAGGTAGTTCTTAACGGCGTGGACATATCCGTGTATGTGAATAAGGACTGGCTTTCTTTCACATACACGGACAACGAAGAGGACGAGGCTGACGACCTGCAGATAAAGGTCTGCGACCGTGACGGCAAATGGCTGCGGAAATGGCTGAACAGCATAATTGATGGCGGTGCGCTGGGCGGTTCGGTGATATCCGCCGCGCCGGAGGGCAGCACAAAGACATCAACGTCTTCAGGTTCGAGTTCCTCGGCCAGCGGGGGTACCGATAAACCGAGATACAGAGTGACCGCCTCAACGGGCGTAAATATTCGCAAGGGAGCAGGCGAGAAATACAAGGTGATCGGCAAGCTCCCTTACGGCACTATCGTTGAGGTTAACGGATTTTATTCGAGCTGGGCGAAAATCACCTATTCCGGAAAGACCGGATACATAAAGGGCAACAATCTTAAATCCGTCGGAGGGGGCGGTTCTTCGTCCTCCTCGGGTTCTTCCAGCTCCACAAAAAGTTCAAGCTCCAAGAAGTCTGGCAGCACGGCTAACACGCAGGTTCAGACTGGCAAGGGCCTTAAGATATCAGCTGTTATTGTACTCCGAAACGGGAACAACGACGGCAAGGACGCAGTACTTGACTGCGGTCAGTTCGAGCTTGACAGCATAGACGCACAGGGTCCGCCGGCAACCGTCACCATCAAGGCAACATCGCTGTCGTTTAGCAACACCGTGCGGCAGACTCTGAAATCCAAGTCGTGGGAGAATATCACTCTTTCTGAGATAGCAAGTCAGATAGCACGGCAGAACGGAATGGGAGTGCTTTTTGAAAGCGGATTCAATCCAAGGTATTCCCGCGTGGAGCAGTATCAGACCTCTGATATTGCCTTTCTGCAGAAGCTGTGCCACAATGCCGGCTGCTCCCTGAAAGCCACCAACAATATCCTTGTGGTGTTCGACCAGGCGGCTTACGAGGGAAAAAAGGCGGTCAGAAAGATAAAATTCGGCGAGGAGGGCGGCTACACCAAGTACAAGCTGTCCACTGGCACGAACAACTGTTACACCTCATGCCGGGTGTACTGCACCACTACGAGCGGCGCGGTCATTTCGGCAACCGAATATGCGGAGAACTACAACGAAAACAGCGACAATCAGCAATGCTTACAGGTATGTCAGCGCGTATCAAGCAAGGCAGAGGCGCAGGAGCTGGCACACAAGCTGCTCCGTCTGCACAACAAATTTGAGATCACCGGAACGTTTACGTTCCCCGGAGATCCCAGGCTTGCCGCAGGAAACACGGTGGAACTTTGTGATTTCGGGTTTGGCGATGGTAAGTACATCGTCAAGTCCGCAAAACACAGCATATCTTCGAGCGGCTATACTACGCAGGTCACCTTGAGAAAGTGTCTGGAAAGCGAAAAGGCAAGCGAGGGCAAGACGGACAGCAGCGATGAGATACAGGAGCTGGCTATGCAGGTGATCCGTGGCGAATGGGACGTATATCCCAAGCGCAAGGAACTGCTTGAAGCCGCTGGACACAGCTATGAGCAGGTGCAGGCGCGGGTAAATCAGATACTTTACGGAGGTTGACAATGTTTAGAATCGGAATAGTCACCGTTGTGGACGTTAAAAAAAGAATGGCAAGGGTCAAGTTTCCTGATGTGGACATCGTTTCGGACTGGCTGCCTGTCCTTGATCATTCTTCGTTCGTTACGTTAGCGCTGAAATCGGACGGAAAATCGTGGACTGTCAGCGAGAAACACGCGTCAGCCGACAGGGAGCTGAACAGCGGTGCGGAATACACCAAGAGCCACCCTGATGAGATCAGCGGGAAGTCACCCGACATCGAATGTGCAGGCGGGTGCGTACATACGCATGAAATCACGGTTAAGATATATGGCTGGCTGCCGTTTATCGGTCAGACTGTGGTGTGCGAATACAACGACGAATTCAACGGCGACGGCATTATCATGGGAGGATTGACGTGAAAGTCGGCAGTCTTGGGAAAGTTGTTTTCACAGTTTCAACAAACAAAGTTGAAACATTTTCGGGCTTGAAGATAAGCAGTTCCGCGTCCTATGGAAGCCACAAGCGGCATTGCGGAAATGAGATCATTGAGTTCACGGGAAACGACGCGGATACGGTTTCGTTTAACATGACTCTTTCGCAGATACTTGGCGTCAAGGTCGCGGAGGAACTGGAGAAGCTGAAGAAGTACAAAAAGACCGGCAAAACGCTTAAATTTGTGATTGGCAAGAGAGTGATAGGCAACTATCGCTGGGTAATCACCAAACTTAACGTTACCGAGGAAATCTACGGCAAGAAGTCGGAGCTTATAACCGCCGGGGTGGCGATAACACTCAAAGAATACAACAAGTAGGGGGGCGGTAAAATGTCATACAAGGTAAGCGCCGCCGACGGTTATTCGCTTTCCCTGCAGGAGGACAGCGAACTGATTTCCGTATTGCAGAACATCGCGCTCCTGCTGAACACAAAGCGCGGCACGGTACCCATGCACCGTGAATTCGGGCTGCCTATGGAGTTTGTGGATAAGCCGATTGACGCGGCGGAGGCGATAGCGTTCGTGGAAATATCGGACGCGCTTGAAGAATTTGAGCCGCGTGCCAGACTGGACGATGTGTACTTTGAAAAGTCGGCGGACGGGAAAATCAACTTAACGGTGGAGGTGAGCATAGCAGATGAGCAGAGCGACTGATTATCAATTCATATCGACTGACAGCGTGGAAGTCGTTGCAGATCTTACCGCAAAGTACGAAGAACTTACGGGACATACGCTGCTGCCGTCGGACCCGGACAAGCTGTTTATTCAGTGGGTCGCCGGGATAATCATACAGCAGCGTATAATCGTAAATTACGCAGCAAATCAAAATCTACCGTCCCGGGCGGTCGGTGAAAATCTCGACGCGCTCGGAGAAATGATATACAACGTGACAAGACCGGAAGCAAAGCCGGCGGAATGCGTTGTGCGGTTTACGCTGTCAGCGCCGCAGGAAACGGCGATACCGATACCAAAGGGGACAAGGGTCACCGACAGCAGCGGGGCGCTGATGTGGGCGACCGCCGAGGAAGCAGCGGTCAATATCGGCGAGGTCACGGCTGATGTTCCGGTTATCTGTGAAACTGAGGGAACAGTCGGAAATGGGTACGCGCCCGGGCAGATAAATACGCTTGTGGACGTCGATAATGTGATGTATTTTTCGTCTTGCGCAAATGTGGAAACGTCCCACAGCGGCGCTGAACGCGCGACTGACGATGAATACTATGAGCTCATGAGAGCCGGGCTGGAGGCATTCAGCACCGCCGGCCCGAAAGGAGCCTATGAGTATCATGCAAAGGCGGTATCAACAAGCATAGCGGACGTGTGTGCGATAAACCCCAAGGACAAGCCGGGATATGTTAATATATTCGCGATAATGACTAACGGAGAAATCGCCGATGATGGAACCAAAAACGCTATACTTGCCGCCTGCAATGACGATAAGGTCAGACCGCTTACAGACGTTGTTGAGGTCCTCGACCCGCTTGTCGTTGAGTTCAGCGTAGATCTTACTTATTACATCGACCGCAATTCCGAGAAGTCGGCGGCGGAGATCGAAGCGGCAATACGCAGCGCAATTGAGGAATATGTGGAGTGGCAGTGCAGGAAAATCGGCCGGGATATAAATCCGTCACGGCTCATGTGGCTGCTTAAGGATACTGGTGCAAAGCGTGTTGATATCAAGTCGCCAGTGTTCGTTTCGCTTCGTGACGGTTCTGACCGCCTTACCCCGCAGGTAGCGCATACCGACATTGCGAAATCCGTGATAACAAACGGAGGATACGAAGATGAGTAAGCTGATCACAGAAAAAGACGCGCTGCTTGCCGCCTTTCCGTATTCGCTTACCCGCGACACGGACAAGGTCAAACTTGCGGACGCTGTCGCAAGTGAGCTTATCAAGACGGTGGCTCAATCTGAGTATGCGGCTGTCTTTCCGAGGGTGGACGAGCTTCCGGAAAAGGTTCTTGATATTCTCGCCGCCGATCTCAAGATACAGTGGTATGAGATCGACGCGCCTATCTGGAATAAGCGGCAGGCAGTCAAGGAGTGTATGCTTGTCCACAAATACAAAGGCACTAAGTATGCGGTTGAAACTGCTTTGCGGAGTATTTATGAAAATGTCCAGGTCGTTGAATGGAATCAATACAACGGTCCTCCTTTTCATTTCAAAATCTATATATGGAACAGCGGCAGCGACGAGGAGAAGCGCAAACGGGTCCTGGCCAAGGTAAATTACTATAAAAATATCCGTTCCGTGCTTGATGAAACAGTTTTCATTATTGACATCGACGCGAAAACAGGCGTTAATGTTAAGACTTTGATATGCGGCAAAATCAAGCATTTACGCGGTATAATTTACGACCCGCGTATTGCTGGAATCACTGCCGCTGCTGATGTCCATGCCGGGACCAAGCTGGGCGGCAAGGTAAAAACTATATATGCGGAGGTTAATGATGGCAACATGGAATGACAACGCAATAACGGATGTCGGGCTGGAACTGCTCGAACAATCCCTGACATCGGGCAAGGTGCTGACCTTGTCAAGAGCGGCCGTGGGCAGCGGGCATGTAGAATCCGCTGCACTCAAAGACCAGACAGAGCTTTCTTCGGCACTGTCTGATGTGACTGTACTGATTGCGGAACAGGTAAGGCTGGACGGCAGCAGTGGTTTGCAGCTCAAGCTGCAGATTCGCAACGATGGCATATCGGAAGCCTGCACGTTTAAACAGGTCGGGATATACGCCTCTGACGGCGAAACAGAGGTACTGTTCGCGATATATCAGGACGCGAACGGCGAGGAAATACCGTCGTCGGTTGATTATCCGGACTTTATGGAGATATTCACGGCGGTTATCGCACTTTCGCAGACCTACGATGTTAATGTTAATGTCAGCAGTCTGGCGTTTGTAACTAGGGCTGAACTGGAGAAAAGGCTTGGTGACAAGTCGGATGTGGGGCATACTCACACTGTTGCTGATATCGCAGATTATGTTGAACCAATGAATCCAAACCTGTTGATAAATCCTGATTTTCGGGTAAATCAACGCGGGCAGAGCGAGTATTCTTCTGGATACTCAGTAGACAGATGGTTCATAGAGGGAAATAAATGCTCTGTAAGACCAAGTGTCGATGGCATACTTATTACATCAGTCATTAATCCAGACACAAATACTCACGTTTTTTGGCAGAAAATCGAAAATCCGCTTAAGCCTGGAAAGTACACGTTTTCGCTGAACGTTTCAGAGGTGTCCGGTGTCTGGTCGGCGAGAATCCGCACTGTGAATGCTTCTGGAGATTACGTCGACAGCTATTACACTTCCGTGCTTCACAATGGGGTAAATAAAGTATCGGTTGACCTTTCCGAGGGCGAGTACATTTCCGCAGTGTCCGTAGGAATTAACAAGGGCACCGAGGCCGGAAACTCCCTAAAACTCGCATGGGTCAAGCTAGAGGTTGGCGATGGCGCAACCCCGTTTGTGCCGCCTGACCCGGCGACGGAGCTGCTCAGGTGTCAGAGGTACTTTACTATCTACAAGCACCAGAATGCAACGTCAAACACTGATAAATGCACGATAGGCGTCGGATATGCACTTACTAGCTCAATTGTATACGCAGTATTACCGATTGCAGCAATGCGCAGCGGCGTTACTGCAACGATAAGCCACAGTGGGTTGTCGCTTATCAGCGGTGCAGATACCGTTGTAGATTATACAAGGGTTACAGCATTAGAACAGACGGACAGCACGGTGCAAGTGGCTTTCACAGTAAGCGGTCAGACCACCGGAGCTGTTTACAGGCTGAGGCTTATGGACAGCAACGCTTATCTGGCGGTATCTAAGGAATTATGAGGAGGAGTAACATGGATGAATACAAAGTTTACGTCAGAACAGATTCTGGCGGGATAATCACTGACATCAATTCCAGCGCGTTTATCAGCGGTGACGGATGGACGGAGGTTGACTGTGGAGAGGGCGACCGCTTCCATCACGCGCAGGGGAATTATCTTGAGCGTGGACTTACTGGCGATGATGGAATTTACAACTACAAGTTGGTTGACAGCATTCCGGTGTTGCGCTCCGATGATGAGAAAGCACCGGAGCGTGCGAGGGTTTCTGCGGCAATCGAGATTTCCGACCTCAAGGAGAAACTTGCTGAAACAGACTACATCTCCGCCAAAATAGCGGAGGGGGCTGCGACCCGGGAGGAATACATGGACAAGCTTGCGGAGCGTGCAAGCTGGCGCGCTAAGATAAACGAACTGGAGGAGGCAATGATATGAAAGACGGAATTTGCACCGCAATTGGCGTTGTAGGAAGCACTATTGCAAGTTTTTTCGGTGGCTTTGACGCCGCGCTGATCACGCTGCTGATATTCATGGGCGTTGATTATGCGACAGGTCTTATTGTCGCTGGAGTATTTCACAAGTCTGAAAAGACGGAGAACGGCGCATTGGAGAGCCGTGCAGGCTGGAAGGGACTTTGCAGAAAAGGAGTTTCTCTGCTCGTCGTTCTTGTTGCCTGCCGGCTTGATATGATCATGGGGTCTAATTTCATTCGGGACGCGACTGTCATTGCATTTATTGCAAATGAAACTATCTCCATAATCGAAAATGCCGGACTGATGGGTGTACCTATTCCCTCAGTCATTACAAAGGCAATTGAGGTCTTGAAAAAGAAATCAGAACGTGAAGATAAAAAGGATGGTGAGGAATAATGGCTAATAAGTATGCAGGTGTTGACATCAGCTATTGTCAGCCCGATGTCGATTATGCAGCTCTCAAGTCCGGAAAAATCCTCGGATATCCTGTCAAATTCGCTATGATTCGGGCTGCATACGGTACGAATATAGACAAGCATTTCTTGCAGCACGTTCGGGGCTGTCTGGCCGCCGGTTTATATGTTGGTGTGTACCTGTTCAGCACCGCCAAGAATGCGGCACAGGCTAAGGCAGAGGCAGAGTGGCTTATCAGCACGATAAAGGCAAACAAGCTGGATGGGAAGATCACCTATCCGATAGCTTACGACCTTGAGATGGAATCGCAGTATAAACTCGGCAAGGCTGTATGCACGGCGATGTGTAAGGCTTTTATAGACACAATAGCCGCATACAACTATCAGTCGATGTTATACACGAACGTCAACTGGATATGCTGCCACCTCAATTTCGATGAGCTGAAGGATTATCCCTTGTGGCTTGCCGCGTACATATCCGAGGCAAAGGTCAAGAAGTACATCACCAAGTACGATATGTGGCAGCACTCGGTTGCTGGTCATAAATACTACGATGTGCAGGGGGTCGGAGCAGTTCCCGGAATCATCGGACAGTGTGACTGCAACTGGGGTTACACGGGGTTTGCGGCTCAGATCCGCAAGGAAGGCAAGAACAAGCTCCCTAATCAGAAATACCGCGTCACTGCCACAAAGGTAGTCGCAAAATCGGAACTTCCGGCCACTACTGGTCCGCTGAACGCGATGGGTTTCACAGTGAAAACTGAAGAGGTATAATATAAATAAGTGCGCCGCCCTTGAGGTAATTTCCTTGAGGGCGGCGTTTTTTTAGTTTACGTCTTCTGATGTGAACTTTCCGGTTTTCTTGTATCGCAAGCCTTCTGGCGAAGAATATACCTCTTCTCCAAATGCATACTTGCCGTGGTAGAAGTCTGTGATATCCATGCCTAACGCCTCAATGACGCGGCATGCAATACTAAATGAGCAGGTCATGATATTACGTTCCCCGCTTTCGAACTTCTGATACTGCTGCAGAACAACTTTTGCTTTGTCAGCTACCTGTTGCTGGGTTAGTCCGAGGACTACACGCTTTTCTCTTAGAATACCGTGTGCGTCATCGGATAAGTGGCACATTTGAAATCCGCTTAAATCCATAAATCATACTCCTTTCAGATACATTCGATTGAGTGTAATTATATTATACACTCAATCGGGTGCAATGTCAAGTGTTTTTTGCACAAGAAAATCCCCGGCTGTTCTCAGTCGGGGATCTCTCACACCTTTTGTTTGTAAACGCTCTGACTTTTGCACTTATCAACGGTCTTGCTTGTATTGGGGGTAAATGCAACAATCTCCGACAGGTCGCAGTCCAGCGCCTCGCAGATTTTATCAAGGTGTTCAAGGCTGACCCGTTCGGCAACGTTGTGGAATAGATCATTTATAGTGTTCGGACGTATCCCTGTCTTTGCGGCAAGTTCAGCCTGTGTTACCCTAAGCTCGCCCAGCTTACGGGATAACATGATCATAATCATCTGCAATACACTCCTCTTGATAAATTATACCACTAGGAGTTAGCGGTGTCTGCGTTTTGTTGAAAGTCAACGATTGGCGTTAGAAAATAACAAAATAAACTAGAAACCATTATTGATGTAATATTGATTGCAAAAAAGTGATCATAAAGGCCGTATTATAGTCAGTTGATTTAAAAATAACTTGTATAGACTTCTACTGTGATTCGATTTCGATAATTTTGATAATAAAATTTAAAAATCCCTCCAAGTGCATACTGGAGGGATTGAAATATTTATTA